TACAATTAAAAGCAACTCAACACGGTCATCCAGCAGACTTGACAGAACAAGAGTGGGATGATATACTAGACGAAATGATCTGGGCGTTTGGACACAAGTCAAAAGAAATAAATGCTGGAGACATGTGTCGTGATAAATGTTCAAACTTTGCTGATCCAGTATGCATGGCTTGCATAAACGAAACACAAGAACGCCTTACAAATTCATTTACATTGTTTGGCAAGTGGTATGAAAATTTATGGGATTGATAATGCTTGACACAAGCCAGATCTGGCGCTATAATGGTAGTATAAATTACACAAAGGCAAACTAATGGCAACTTACATTCTAGTAGATACAGCTAACACATTCTTCCGTGCTCGGCATGTTGTGCGTGGTGACTTAGACACAAAGGTTGGGATGGCTCTACATATCACTCTTAATTCGATTAAAAAAGCATGGCAAGACTTTGATGCTAGTCATGTTGTATTTTGTTTAGAAGGACGTAGTTGGCGCAAGGACTATTACGAACCCTACAAGCGTAACCGTCAAGAAACTCGTGATGCGCTGACTCCTAGTCAGCAAGAAGAAGATACAGTATTTTGGGAGATCTTCGACGAGTTTAAAGACTTTGTTAGCAACAAGACTAACTGTACTGTTATGCGTCATCCACAACTAGAAGCAGATGATCTTATTGCAGGTTGGGTACAAGCACACCCTAATGACAATCATGTTATTATTAGCACTGACGGCGACTTTGCACAACTTATTGCACCCAATGTAAAACAGTACAACGGTGTTAGTAACACTACAATTACACACGAAGGCTACTTTGACGACAAAGGTGCACATGTTATAGACAAGAAAACAAAAGAGGCTAAGCCTGCACCTGATCCTGCATTTATGTTGTTTGAGAAGTGTATGCGTGGCGACACTAGTGACAATGTGTTTAGTGCATATCCAGGTGTACGTAAGAAAGGCACTAAAAACAAAGTAGGCCTTATTGAAGCATACGAAGACAAAGAAACAAAAGGCTTCAACTGGAACAACATGATGCTACAGCGCTGGGTTGATCATGAAGGTGTAGAGCATCGTGTGCTAGACGACTATCAGCGTAATGTTGTATTGTGCGATTTAACTGCACAACCTGCAGATATTAGAGACATAATCAATAGCACTATTGCAGAACAAGCAATAACAAAAGATGTAGGCCAAATTGGAGTTAAATTATTAAAATTTTGTGCAAAATGGGATATGCAACGTATTGCTCAAAATGCTAAACTGTATGCAGAACCGCTAAATGCAAAATATCAAACCAAAGTCCTTGAGGAACAACTATGAAGAAAGTTGAAGCAAAAACAATACTTGATAACAAGTTTTGGATTGTGGAAGATAAAGGTAAAAGATTAGGTACTTTGTCTTTAACTGACGAAGCCTTTCTGTTTAACACAAAAAACGGTACAGAGATTTTTAATACATTATCTAAGTTAAACAAACGCTACAACGTTGATATTGTATTCAGTTCAAAAGAAAACTCTTTCACACAAACAGATTCGGAAGTATACGGTTATCCTACAAGTTGTACTCCTTATAATATTATGTATGATGTAAAAAAGAAACTTCCTCTTTTTACAAAAAGTACAAAAAGTAAAAGTTTGTATTGTGCTGGATTCTATACCATACACTTTGATAAAGGATGGGTTAAAAGTTTTTGTCCTAAATTGATTACAATTGAACGTTATGAAAATTGCGGACCGTTCAAAACTGAATTAGAAATGCGTCAACAATTGAGTAAAGTCAATGCAAAATGAACCGTTAAATACTATAGCAATTCAGCAATTTATTCAAAAAGTTAAGGCTGCTGATAATTCGCATGCAAAAGAAGTTAAATTAGATCTAGTGTCTGCTAAAAATTTAGCTTACACACTAGGTATGGTTATGACACGTCTAAACGGAAATCTAGAAAAAATTCTCACCAGTCAAACAAAAGACAGTAACGAAGTTATTGATATTAAACTTGACGGTGGGGATAACTGGTAAAAAAAGATAAATATATACGTAGTTAATTAAAAGGATTACGTATAATGAGCAGACCAAAGCCGCACATACTGTTAGAATATGTTAATAAAAAAAGTTATAAAGCAGAACAAGTTCTAGAAGCAGAAGCAATTTGGGCTGTGTTTTATAAAGATGCACCTTTTAACTTAAAGTCTCTTAATGCTCTAACAAGTTATCCTGGTCCAAAATACAAAAAAACTAGTTTTAGTAATCCGGGGCATGCTTACAATTTAGCAAAAAAACTAAACGAGTTATTTTCTTGTCAAGACTTTGCTGTATATAAGTTAACCTCAGGGGAACTTGTAACCGAAAATGAGCAATAAACTCCTTTACACCAAGATATTCCTCAAACAATCCGACAAAAGCATAAACGAAGTTAGCGTAAAGGAACATCTTTCCTTGTGGTGGCAAAATACGAGATCAAAAGAGCAAGGAGGACTACGCTTAACAGATGAAGGATTTCGATTTATTGTAGAAGAACTTAATTTACAAACATACGACATACCTTATCCACAAGATTTCGAACTTACTACTAATACTATAATTTGGTTAGATAACTTTATCGACTGTCCGTATTTCTTGAGTAGGAAAGGTATTGTAGTTACGAACGAAAAGAAAGCTGTTGAACTAAGTCTTTTTTCGGGAGATGTTCGTAAATACGGGCTTACAAAAGCTCTCAATAAACAGAAAAATAGTTGACATATCCCTGTACGATGCTATAATAGTATTGTAAGTTAAAAACACGGCACTGATAACTTAAGAGGAATACTATGGAAACTTCAACACTACGGCAAATTACTCCCAATAACGCTAAGTCTAGCATTAGCCATGCAATGAGAAAAATGCGTCCAATCTTTCTTTGGGGCCCGCCAGGTATTGGTAAAAGTGATATCGTAAAGCAGATTACAGACAGTTTTACAAATTCTAAACTTATTGATATCCGCTTATCACTTTGGGAACCTACAGATATCAAGGGTATTCCATATTTTGACAGCAACTCCGGTACTATGGTATGGGGTGCTCCTGCAGAACTGCCTGATGCGGCAATGGCAAAAAAGTATGATAACATTGTATTGTTCTTAGACGAAATGAACTCGGCAGCGCCAGCTGTACAAGCGGCAGCATATCAGCTTATTCTTAATCGCCGAGTTGGGCAATACGAATTGCCCGACAATGTAATGATTGTTGCGGCTGGTAACCGTGATGCTGACAAAGGTGTTACTTATAGAATGCCTGCTCCGTTGGCTAACCGTTTTGTGCACTTAGAACTTGCTGTATCATTTGATGACTGGTTCCAGTGGGCTGTAGAAAATAATATTCACACAGATGTTGTAGGATATCTTACATTCAGTAAAAAAGATTTATATGATTTCGATCCTAAATCATCTAGTCGTTCTTTTGCAACTCCACGTTCGTGGACATTTGTATCAGAATTATTAGAAGATGGCTTAGACGAAAACACCACTACTGATTTAGTTAGTGGTGCGGTAGGTGAAGGACTTGCTGTAAAATTTATGGCTCACCGCAAAGTGGCTAGTACCTTGCCTAATCCTACCGACATACTTGTAGGAAAAGTAAAAGAAATGGACAGTAAAGAAATCAGTGCCATGTATTCCTTAACTGTTTCGCTTTGTTATGAACTAAAAGAACTTGCAGATAAAGACGATAAAAAGTTCGATGACCGAGTTAATAATTTCCTACGGTTTGCTATGGATAACTTTGATACAGAGTTAGTAGTAATGGGTATTAAATTGGCCCTCACCCAATATTCATTACCTATTGATCCTGACGCAGTTGAATGCTTTGATGAGTTCCATGAGCGTTTTGGAAAATATATTAAGGCTGCTCAAGGCAACTAGTAATATATTTTTACCAAAAGGACGGCAATGTCGTCCTTTTTTTTCTAAATTGTTTGACAATAACTGTAAATATTGTTATAATATAGTATATTCATTACAAAGATCAGGTATAAGTTATGGGCATCGAAACAAAAAGTTTTCAACCTAATCCAGACATTACGCCAGAACAACTAACCACAATGCGTGAAGACGTACACGATCGAGTAATTGTTGCACGTATCGGCTTATTACTTCGACATCCGTTTTTTGGTAATATGGCAACTCGTCTGCGTGTCGAACACTGTGATGATTGGTGTCCTACAGCGGCTACTGACGGTCGTACTCTTTACTACAATACTCAGTTTTTTAATGCGCTGAGTAATAAAGAAATTGAATTCGTTATTGCTCACGAAATTTTACATTGTGTATTTGATCACTTAGAACGTAGGCAAGATCGTAATCCTATGTTGTACAATGTTGCGGCAGATTACATTGTAAACAATACTCTTGTTCGAGATAAAATCGGTGATATTCCTAAACTTGTACCGTGCTATCAAGACTTTAAATATCTAGATTGGACGTCTGAAGAAGTTTACGATGACTTAGAACAAAAATATGACGAGGAAGAACTGCAACAATTAGGACAACTGCTAGACGAACATGTCGACTGGGAAAGTGATGGCGAAAAGGATGCAGAAGGCAATGACTCTCGTCCTACACATTCCAAAGATGACCTACGTAAAATTCGTGACGAAATTAAAGAAAATATGATGAGTTCTGCTCAGGCCGCTGGCGCCGGAAATGTGCCTGGTGAAATTCAACGAATGATTAAAGAACTTACTGAGCCTAAAATGAACTGGCGTGAAATATTACGCCAGCAAATTCAGAGTATTATCAAACACGATTTTACATTTAGCCGTCCTTCACGTAAAGGCTGGCATACTGGTGCTATTTTACCCGGACAGAACTTTGATGAAACTATTGATGTTGCTATAGGATTAGATATGAGTGGTTCTATCGGTGATGACCAAGCTAAAGATTTCCTCAGCGAAGTAAACGGCATTATGGATGAATACAAAGATTACAATATTAAACTTTGGTGTTTTGATACAAAGGTGTACAACGAACAAGACTTTCACAGTGACGGCGGCGAGGACTTAACAGAGTACGAAATTATGGGTGGCGGTGGCACTGATTTTGATTGCTGTTGGGATTATATGAAGCACAATGACATCCAACCTAAGAAGTTTATCATGTTCACTGACGGTTATCCGTGGGGTAGTTGGGGTGACGAAAGCTACTGTGACACTGTGTTTTTAATTCATTCGAATAGAGATAAAAGTATCCAAGCGCCTTTTGGTACAACTGTACATTACGAGACAGCATGATTTTAAAACCAAATCCATTAAATTTATTTGGCCTTAGAAAAACAGAAATTGCACCTGTTTATTTTGAATATGTTACTGTCGACTTTTCTTATAACTTAGATGCGGCTATAAGTCAATGGATTGAAAAAAATCTTAAAGGAAGATATTTTGTTGGGAGGTCTAGTGGTGTAGATTCATCCAACAAAATAAATCAAGTATTAAAAGTAGGATTCGAAGAACCAAAAGAACTAAGCATGTTTATGTTAGCATGCCCACATTTGAAATACAAATAATATGAGTTATAAAACTAATCAAGGAAGAACGGACTGGGTAGACGCTGTCTATACCAGATTATAAGCCATGTTGTTATATTCCAGAACAGAGATACTAATAAATAAAGTGCGCATATATATTAATACAAGGAGACAAATATGAGCGATGACACTACTCAAACAGTTGAACAAGCAGTACCACCACAAGAAGCGGCCGAACAAGCTCCTGACTTAACTGTGCAAGATTTACAAGCTATAAAAACCATTATAGATGTTTCTAGTCAACGGGGTTCATTTAAGCCTAACGAAATGATGACCGTAGGTCAGGTATATACCAAACTAGAGATGTTCTTAAATGCTGTAGCGGCACAACAAGGAACACCCGAAAAAGGAGAATAATTATGACAAATTTAAAACATGTAGCTAAATTGTCTTCAAACGGTCGAAGATGTGTTGTAGCATATCGAGTGCTTCCGGAAGACCCCGACCATTGTCTTGTTGTATACTCAGACAGTTTAGATTCTGATCAACACGACACTTTAATAAAGCTTGTAGAAAGTGATACCGGACAGAGTTCATACGAACTTGCAGATGCTATGGCAAGAACACAGTTACCCGATGGTCGAAATATGCTAGAAGCGTTTCATCGTCAAGGTAAATTAACTATGCAGCCTACAAAAACTGTTACAATGGTTCCTAACAATCAAACTACTGTAAACTTACACGATCTTAACGAAATGATTGCTAAAGAACAAGGTGTAAGCATAGAGGACTTAGCAGTTAAACCTAAAACAGAAAAAAAACAAACTAAATCCGAAATTACTGAAGGTGTTGAAGATATTGTAGGTGATAATGTTCATTCAGATACTCCTCTTTCAGACGAGGATCTTGCAAAGTCTTATCGCTCGCAAGCAGATAAGCTGAGTAAGGAAGCCGCTCAATTGAGACGCCAGGCTGAGGAGCTTGTTCCTACAAAGAAGAAGAGTAAGACAGCAGTCAGTGAGTAAAAAGCTTCCTCAAAATGTTATTGATTTATGGCCTGAAGTTTTTAAAGACATTGAATTAGAAGTTATACCTGTTGAATATTTGCATGCTATACAAGTAAATTTTACTAATAATAGTAGCTGGATAATTGAACTCGAGGGTAACAATAATTCTGTAGATTCTGTAAATGAAACTCTGTACGAGCTAATGGACGAATATGCCGATGAAATCTATAATATAGACTTCCAACTCGACACACATAAAGTAAAACACGATATCCAACAGCGCACAAAGTACTTCTTAAAGAAGAAAAAATAACTTTTGAAATTTATCTGTGTTTTGACATAAATACTATTAGTAGATATTTTTAGGAGTAGCTAGAATGGCTTTAAGGTTAAGACGAGGTACTGACGCTGAACGGCTTGTAATAACACCTCTAGAAGGTGAATTAATTTATACAACTGACACTAAGTTGTTATACGTCGGTGATGGTACTACTGCCGGTGGTAAACTTGTTACAGGATCTGGTGGTGGCGGTGGTATTAGTTCATTAGCTGATGATCCTTCACCTGAATTATCTAACAATTTAAATGCTAATAACAACGACATTACTGGGTTAGACATTGCATCAGGTACTACTGCTAATTTTAGTATTATTACTGACGGCACTACTGTAATTACTGGTGGTGAGGTTAGTGCGGAAATAATTTCAGCAGAAGAGTTTAATGGTAGATTCCAAGGGGATCTTATTAACGATTCAAGCACTGTAGTGTTTAATAGTGCAACTTCTACTATTTCTAACGTATCATTAAATACAGTAGCACTAAGTAGCAGTTTAGCGGCAAGCGGCGAAGATATAATTAACGCAGGAACTGTTTCGGGTGCTGTTGCTGATTTTACAGATTTAGAAGTTGAAACTGGTACATTTACAAATGTAGTAGCGACTGATACAACTGTTACAGGTATATTGAATGCAGAACTTGTAATAGCAGAAGAGTTTAATGGTAGATTCCAAGGGGATCTTATTAACGATTCAAGCACTGTAGTGTTTAATAGTGCAACTAATAATTTAAATGTTAATAACATAGAATCAAATATTGTAAATGCAGAACTTGTAGTAGCAGAAGAATTTAACGGTAGATTCCAAGGGGATCTTATTACCGATTCAAGCACTGTAGTGTTTGACAGTGCGAATAATAATTTAAATGTTAATAACATCGATGGAAATATACTTACTGTTAATACAATCGAAACTGGAATTTTTGAAGCTACAACTAGTGTTACAACTCCGCTACTTTTAGATACCAGCAGACAAATACGTGTAGGTAACGCACAATTTCCGCACTCTCTTGTCATTTCAAATGACAGTGGCGGAGCTGATGATTATATTAAAATCTTTACAAATACAGATACATCTAACAGGTCTTGGGGGATAAAATTTAATGTATCTAGAGGTTCTGTAGATACACCAACTGCAATAGCTCAATATGACCAGTTCAGTGGATTAAGCTGGCAAGGGCATGACGGAACAACTTACAGACCAGGGGCAGCAATATTTTCATACTCCGTCGGAGCAGCAACTACTAACAGTTCAGGAGCTGTTACTATACCAACTGCTTTGACACTTTCCGTTAACGATGCTTCTGGTGACGAAAAAACTGTAACCCTTGTAGATGGCAATTTATTTCTCGAAGGCGCCATTACAGCTTCGTCGTATACAGGAGATATAACTGGTAGTGTGTTTGCAGATGATTCTACAATCTTAATAGATGCAGTAAATGGTGAAATTCCAGGGTATGTAAAAGTTGCAGATTTAAAAACAGCTCTACAAGATGGTGCTGGAGATTACGCAGCATTTAAATCTTGGGTACTTGCTAACCTATAATAATTAATTTACTAGCGTAAATATTTGCATCGCTTGTTTCGGTAGCAAATATATCACCTTGTCCTATAAATCCAGCTTGATGATATGTTTTAAGTGCACTTTTTCTAGGTATGCTCCATATCATGTTACAGCGTTCCACTAATGCTTGACTACTAGCAACATTCAGTAGAAACTGTCCCATTTTTTTGCCTCTGAACTCTTCTTCGATCCATAATCCTCTACTTCGATACTGATTATCAGAAGTTTTGTGTCCGCTGTTGACACCGATGATGACGTTGTCTACAAGCAGTGCCCAGTACGTTGCAGGATATTTGTATATTTCCATATTATATTCTACATCGCTATCAAAGGGCCAAGTCATAGAGCTGTGAGTTTTTACTTTACTATTACGACCGCTCCATAGATTTTGTTCCCATATAGGCTTTATTGTGTTAAAAGTAATCGTTTTTAGTGCGTACTGCATTTTCTTCCTATAATCATATATCGAGTATACAATGGCAGTTCTAATTCATCTATAAAAGATACGTCTAGTTTAGATTGTGTGATAAATTCTTCTGTACTGCTAGCACAACGTATATGTTCGTCTAGTTCACTATAGTTATTGCTTTGCAAAACAATTAACGCATTATCCGGTACATTACTGAGCCATTGTTCATATTGTTCTTGTGTAATATGTTCGCAACTGGTGTTTAACACTATGTCAGCATTGTATTCGAACTTACACATATCTGCTGTTAACGCCATAAATTTGCCTTCCATTTCTTGATTTTTGCAGATAGTACGAGCAGTTTCTTTGCAAGTTTCGTCTATGTCAATACTAGTAATATGTTTAATAGCAATGACACTGTTAAAAAGTAAACTTGATAGCACTCCGTTCCAACCACCATGTACGACTATTTTACTAGGATATTGACTTGTGTAGCGAGCAAGATTCTCTATCAGCCATACTTTACTGCGAAGTTGTCCTTTCCAAAAACTTTCAAGTGTGCGATATTGATCATCACTGTTGCGAATAGCATCCATCCAGAACATTACGTCTTCAAGTTCTACTTTCATTTTGTTTCCCACAAAAAGGACAGTACAATCTGTCTGGCTTCCATTTTTCTTCCATTGTTGCTATGCTCCAATAGCATTTACAAAATTTGCAAACAAAGTGCCAGATAATTTCTTTATCTACTTTCATATCTATCCTTTAGCCAATCAAAATCGTTAATTAGGGCAAGTGCCTGTGTATCTTTAGTATGTTCTAATGCATACACGTTACCTTGTTCTGCACCATTCTTAGCATCGTGTCTAAAATCTGCGTTAGGGACAGGGTGCAACCAGGCTTCTAATCTTTCTTGGCTCTCTGTATCATCGTTTAGAGTGAGTTTCACACATTCACGGAATGCTGAACGCCAAGTACTAAACGCATCTGTATTGAATTTGGTAATGTTACTTACTTTAGGTACTGCTTTGAATTTAGAGCTAATACTCGTTGTCATGTCAGTAGAAGTTACGTCAACCTCAAGTGTTAATTGTTTTGGTAACAATTTTACACCACCGTAACCGTACTCTAATCCGGTAATTGGATTTTGACTTCGCCATACGTGTACCATGTCATGTTCCCAACGAGGAACTTGAAAATCAAAATCAAAGTCGTCTGTTATTTCTGCGTCACCGTCTACTACCCAGAACATACCGGTGTCACAGAGCTTCGCAGCAGCTATATGCGCTTGGTGTATGCCTTTTACGCCGTGTACCCACTTGGCATTAGGAAAACGCTTACAGAGCTTTATATAGCGTCTATCGGCGTCTATTTCGTTATAACTAATAAACACAATATCAAACGGCTTAGGCTTGCTAGCTGAAATTGGGACTTCTTTCTTGTTCACTATAAATCCGTAGTCCCATTCTCGCTGTGATATTTTGGCATGCTTACTGCACAGTATCACACCGTCCTGAAACTCACCATTTTTGTATACGTGATTGATTTCTCTATCAAACTTGTGTTCTACATCATGTAGATGCTTGTAAGGGTAATATGTTTTGAATATCTCTTTGTCTGTGACAGATACGTCTTTTGGCGTAGCCCAGAACATATCCAATTGTGATTTTTCAAGAGCTTTGAGATAATCTTGGTAATTGCTAATAGCGAACTTTTGGTACAATTTACGTGTACTTGCTACTTCGTCGTGTTCTTTAGCATTAACTAGGAATCTGTATTCTAGTTCTCGTTTGCCTATAGAAACATGCTTGCTGCATAGCCACACACCATTACGCAACTGTTCGTCACCGTCTTGGTGTATCCAAGTATGGTTAATTTTTCTGTCAAACTCATTAGTAGCATCATGCATGTGCTTGTAAGAATAATACAAATTCCAGTTGAAATTTTTCTTGGGTTTCACATCTTTAAACACAATCCAAAACATTTCTGTTGTAGCTGACGCAAGTGCATGTTCGTAATCTTCATAGGTGCTAATTTCAAACTTGTCATAGTACTTGCGAACACTGGCAACTTCATTATGTTCTTTGGCATTTACCACATAACGATAATCTACTTCTTTTTTACCTAGTCCTACTGCTTTTGAGCACAGCCATACACCGCCGCAAGTGTGTTCTCCGTTATCATCGTGCACAAAGGTATGATTAATGTTTAGTTCAAATTCGTTTTCTGTATCGTGCATGTGCTTACGGGGAAAGTACAGTTTCCAGTTAAATTTATCTAGTTCTTGCACATCGTTAAAAATAACCCAAAACATGTCAGTAGTGCTACTAGCTCTAGCACGTTGGTAATCTTCAAAGTTTTCGATATAAAATCGTTCGTAGTATTTGCGTTTACTTGCTACTTGATTATGTTCTTTAGCATTTACTACATAACGATATTCAACTTCTTTCCTACCTAGTCCTACTGCTTTAGAACAAAGCCATACTCCACCTCTGGTTGTTTCACCTTCGTCGTCATGCAGAAACGTGTGATTAATATTTCTATCAAACATATTTGTTTTATCATGCATGTGATTATACGGAAAATATAAATTCCAATCAAACTTGTCTAGTTCTTGAACATCGTTAAAAATAACCCAGAACATATCAGTAGTAGTGATTTCTCTAGCACGTTCGTAATCTTCATAGGTACTGATATAAAACTTATCGTAATATTTGCGCCTACTAGCAACTTCTTCATGCTCTTTGGCGTTTAATACAAACCTATATTCTAATTCTTTTTTTCCTAGGGGTAAGTGTTTACTGCAAAGCCACACTCCGTTTCTTAGATATTCGCCGCCATCGTTATGCAGGAATGTGTGATTAATTTTCCTATCGTACTCGTTGTCATGTGTAAAATATGTGTCTAACCCGTGCACAACCTCAATATTTGACGGGTATATCCAGAACAGTTCTGTACTAGCATTTGTAAGTGCTTGTTTATATTCATCGTAAGTATTAACAGTAAATCTATCGTATTCTACAGGCTTACTAGCAACAATATCCCATTCCTTTCTGTTAACAGGAAAACGGTGTTCTACTTCTTTTTTACTTAACGGAACATGCTTACTACACAAGAATACTCCGTTACGATAATTTTCGCCGTTTACCTGATGTATGAAAGCGTGGTTTTGTTTTCTATCGTATTCGTTATCGTGTGTAAAATATATGTCGAAGTTAAAATCACTAGTGTCTATATTTGCACTTGACATCCAGAACATTTCAGTGCGAGCATTTTCAAGTGCTTGCTGATAGTCATCATAAGTTTCAATTTCAAATACATCGTACTTAGTGGGTTTACTGGCAACTATATTCCATTCTTTACTATTTACAGGAAATCTGTAGTTTACTTCTTTTGCACTTAAAGGTACGTGTTTGCTACAAAGGAACAACCCGTTACGATAATTTTCGTTTTTTACTTGATGTATGAAAGCGTGGTTTTGTTTTCTATCATATTCATTATCGTGTGTAAAGTATATGTCAAAGTTAAAATCACTAGTGTCTATATTTGCACTTGACATCCAAAACATTTCAGTGTGTGTATTTTCTAGTGCTTGCTGATAGTCATCATAAGTTTCAATTTCAAATACATCATACTTAGTGGGTTTACTGGCAACTATATTCCATTCTTTACTATTTACAGGAAAACGGTGTTCTACTTCTCTTTTTGTTAAAGGTATCTGTTTGCTACAAAGGAACAACCCGTTACGATAATTTTCGTTTTTTACTTGATGTATGAATACATGGTTTTGTCTTCGGTCGTATTCGTTATCGTGTGTAAAATATATGTCGAAGTTAAAATCACTAGTGTCTATATTTGCACTTGACATCCAAAACATTTCAGTGTGTGTATTTTCAAGTGCATGTTGGTACTGTTCCCAACTATCTATTTCAAATATATCATACTTTGCTGGAGTGCTAGCAACAATGTTCCACTCTTTACGATTTACAGGAAATCTGTAGTTTACTTCTTTTGCACTTAAAGGTATATGTTTGCTGCAAAGAAAAACACCATTATAATAATCCTCGCCGTTTACCTGATGTATGAAAGCGTGGTTTTGTTTTCTATCATATTCATTATCGTGTGTAAAATATATATCGAAATCAAATTCTGATGTGTCAAGGTTAGCACTAGTCATCCAAAACATTTCTGTTGTAGTTTGCTCTAGTGCAGTACAGTAATCTTCATGTGTGTCAATTTCAAATACATCATACGTTTTAGGTTTGCTAGCAACTACATCCCATTCTTTTTTGTTTACAGGGAAACGATATTCTACTTCACGCTTAGTAAAGGGTACGTTTTTTGAACATAGAAATACACCATTGTAAAATTTTTCTTTGCCGACTTGGTGTACAAATGCATGATTTTGATTTCTGTCGTAGCTGTTGCGATGACTGAAGTATATGCCGAAGTTGAAATCTGAAGTATCTATGTTTGCACTTGTCATCCAAAACATTTCAGTTGTGGTATTTTGTAATGCGTGTTGATACTGTTCCCAGTTATCTATTTCAAATATATCGTATCTGTCGGGCTGGCTGGCTACTACCTCAACTTCTTTTTTATTTACATAATATCTGTATTCTATTTCACGTTCGGCGGGCTCGTGTTTTTTAGGATGCAATGCTACGCCGTCATAATCGTCCTTATTAAGAAACACATGGATATATTCGTTGTCGTATTCTGTGGCTTCATAACTAAAGTCCCAGTTGTCTAACACTAATACATCGTCGTACACAGTCCAAAACATTTTGGTAAGAGATTTCTTGCGGGCTTGTGCAAATGTCTCAGCCTGTTTGGCTGTAGGGAATCTCTCTTTAAGCTGTCTAAAATTTGGGTGTGCTTTATTCCCAATAAAGATTATATCATACATACACTATTTTATCTGTTTTGTACTGATAACGTTCTCATAGTCGACTTTGCAGGCATTGTAAAAATCTGCTAGTTCGGGAAAAGTTTCTACAAAGTTTGTACTCCTACGCTCGTCGTGTTGTTTAAAAAACATATAAAAGTTACGTTTTTCTGTTGTACTGTTACGTAAACTACCTTCTTGCATGATATTTAGATTTCTACGCAATTTTTCTACTTCAAAATCATAAAAGCCTGCAAAGTCACCTTGCTCTGGATTTTGCTCCATAAATTCGATAGCTTGTTCAAGATATACACAGTAACTTTCTGGCAGTAGTTCCGTGCTTTGCCACTGCGGATATCTTAGAACAGGTAAATCAAACCATATACGCTGACGGGGATGTATTTCGTAGTCAGGGTGTGTATTGTACGGATCGTGTATAGGAATATACTTTATTCCTTGTGCATCTCTTCTGTAGTTTTGTCTTAATTTTAATATATATTCTAAATAACTCTTTATACCCGGTACACTGAGTAGATTGAAAGTATTAATAAAAGTTACAGTAGTATTAGCAGTTTCATTTAGGAAATGCTTTATATTATTATCCATATAAGCAAAGTCTAGCCCTGTACGTATGTATTCTGCTTGCTTACCTACGCTGTCGACACTTACAAACAATGCAAAGTTTTTTAGCGCCATATTTACATACCAGTTATTGCCACTTCCTGGATTCCAACGTTCTTTATCTTCCCATATTTGTATTTCTTCTAACTTTTTCATTTTCTCAATGAACTTATCCATAAGCTCCGGTTTAGGTGGACACATATTCGAAGTTACACTTACTTCTAACCAGTTGTTAGGATGTTTATATATGTAGTCTAGTACCTTATACATATTACTATCCATTAAGGGCTCGCCGCCAGTCATACGAAACACTTCTAGCTTCTTGTACAGTTCCGGCCACCATTCCCAGAATGCTCGTATATAAGGATTTTCTGCTTGTGCTACTTTAAGTGGCATTGTTCCTTGTTCTTTAAGTGCATCTATGTCATTATGTTTTGTAACTGCGCCAGTTTTATCTAGTACATCTATTGCACCTAACTGCTTTACTTCGTCCTCCCAAGTTGTGCTTAGATGCGGAGAACAATAACTGCATTTAAAATTACAAGCTTGATTAAAATTAACTTCTACATATCTTGGCGTAATGTTGCCTGTGTCAATTGCATCTGCAATATCTGCTCGTGCATTCTGTGCCCAGTATTCCCCCGAACGATATATCCTGTCACTTCTGCTGTCTACATCCTCTATCTTCCAACAATATGCACAGCCTTCGGGCCGTTCGCCATTGAGCATTTGTTTACGCTCAGATTTCTTTTGCTTTGTATTATGCAGTGCGCTGGGATTTTCTGTTAGTTCTTCTACATCTATAGAGTGCATAGGAGGATGGTAACAACTGTGTGTCGTTCCGCTGGTCAGGTTTATAGATGTCTGGACCCACTTTGCATAACACATAGTAGGACTAATAAATTTAAGCTGTTTTTCGGCTATGTCAGCTGCTTTATTATAATCACTCATTTTAATTCCGTTGTTATATAATTATACAATCTCTGTGCTAAATCATCGTGGGCTTTTGAACTAGGGTGCATACAGGATGTAAACCAATAATTAGGACTTCCTGTTCCGGCATAAGTATGAAAATCAATAGTTGGATCCTCATATTCGCATTGTACAAGGTGTGCCCAATTTGTGTACCCGTCAGGTTCCCACATATTTCTCCAGGGCCATTGTTTGTCTATTAGTTCTTGTTGAATTTTTCTGTCCTTATCTGAAAAATTATCTACTGTATTTGAAATTAATGAAGTTTTCTTATAATGTCGTCTAACCTGAGTTAGTATAGCTTCTTCAAACCTTTCTTTACGGTAACTATTAAAGGCAGGAAAAATTATCATTTTAGAATTAAAATTACTAGCCCAATTCCGTAAATGAGAAACATCGTTGATAGCTTCTAAAAAAGCAAATTTCTCAGAATATAAAGATTCGCAATATCCATCCCAAAGTTTTCCTCTTGAATACTTATGTGCTTTGTGGTGCGGCCACATTGTAATAAATCTAGCATGATCTTGAAATTGATCGTTAACAAAACCTATTCTTGCAGGGTCTGTTGGTATATATACAACTATTAATTCTTTAATAAGATGCCAGTTAATGTTAGGTAGAAAATTTACTTGACTTATGCTTGCCTTATTGCCGTTGCCTGATAGGCCAAAATTTATAGGGGTGTATTCTTTCGAAAAATACTTTTTGCATAAAACATTGACAAACGCATTTTCTCTTTCTAGCTGTCTTAAATGAAGACTTCCGTCTGAGTGTACTGTAACGAGAGGATATTTTTTTAAAAAATCATCCTTTTCTGCTTGATTAGTAAACTTTATCTCAGCGTGTACTCCTCGACGACCTATATAGTTATAATTTTGCAATATTTCTACAGACACTGCACCTTCACCTGCTACAAAGCTACACCCGAATGATACTATTGCTTTTCTAGTTTTCTTTAAGCTTCGATTAATTGCTTTAATTTCATGTTGGTACATTTACATTCTCCAATAAATTTTTTACAATTGGATTTACATTAATGCATCGAGTATTGAAATTTTGAGCATTGTGTTTTAATACCTGACGCATATCACAGTACATATTGTAAAGCTCTGATCTAGATTTTTTTTGTAAACTTTTTAAGATACTAATGATAGCGTTTAATCTTTCCCAGGAATCTAACATATCATAACTTTCGTCCCACCATTTACTAAATGTTTGATACCCTAAGTCGTGTAATGCTTTTAAACTACCTTTATTTCCGTAAATAATGAAAGGATGATAACACGCAATAGGTTTAAAAGATTTTTCGCTTATAAAACATTGGTCTTCAGCAAAGCTAGCTTCGCTTATAACACTGACCCAGGAATCTAACATTATTTCGTCATTTAAGTCCGTTATATACTTCCCGCCAATTACAGACTCAAACGTATCTTGTTCGTAAGTAGTAGTGTTCCCAGGAGGAAAAATAGGCAATTTATCTATAAATCTATCATAGTCCTCTTGACATATGGTTTTTCCTTGGTAAAAAGATTTTTTAATTTCAAATTTGTTCATGGAAAGTATTCCGTCTTTGAGCAAATTGGCTCCGTGCAATTCTCTAAACAACCAAGCTCTGTGTGCTCTTGCTCTTTTTTGTAAACAATTATAAACAGAAATATCATTATTTTTTTTGTGCATAATTTGTTTGGCAAAATTAGGAGCAAGAGGATTTTTTCTATTTTTTACTCTATTAGACATTTCTCTATGTATCACGTGTTCAAAATGAGGATACCCCATAACTTTTAATTTTTCGTCTATTAAATTTTGTTTGCACCAAGTTTCATACTTAGAGGATACATCTAAATCTCCAGTTATGTATATAATTTGTTCTGGAGACACACTGTAATGTTTACACATATCGTGGAACCAATCAAACAACCACGGAGCATGATATCCTTCGTGTGTCTGATCTAAAAGTAAAAATCCAGTTTTGTCTCGAAGTCGTTTTATGTACGTGTCTTTAAGATAATACAGTACGCTAAATGTTTTGTCCATTGCGTCATCGTAGCATTTGTTTAAATCTTTATAACCACACCAATTCGGTGGACTATGAGCAACTCCGGTTGGAATTACAATAACATCGTGTTTAGAACTGCTGTTATTTTCAGTTATTTTGAAATCAACATTTTTCCAGTCTAAGTTAAAACTACGTATGCAACTTGTTGCAACAGGACTCGGAGTAAATCTAGCAATACCGGAGTTGTTTAAATCTTTACACTCGGTAAAATTTAAATGTCCTTTTATATCTTCAAAAACAAAGTTTAATTCGTTCACAGTTGTTCCTAACCTATTTGTTTTACATCTATTCTGTTTGTATTTTTATCGTCAATAGTTTTTTTACATAGATTCCAAAAGCTTTCCATCTCTGGAAAAGTTTCTAAGAAGTTTACATTCCGCCTTTTATCGTATTCGGTAAACCAGTGATAAAAATCCATTCTACCTTGTTCTACTTTGTGTTCATCGTATTGTACTGTAGCAAAGTAGTCTCTTACTCTACGAAATCTTTCATATTCTAAATCAGAAAACTTAGTCATGTCGTTTTCGTCTCGATTATCGTCGATAAATTTTAAAATTTTATCGAAGTACGGCAAAAAGTGTTCTTTAGGAAGTATGTGCATGTCATACTGCAATGGCTCTTTTAAGTAAGGCGTATCAAATCTTACTCTATGTCTTACAGGGTCGTAAAATTCTTTTCTCCAGTCGAGGACTTTTTGCAAAAATTCTGTAAAACTAGTTACACTTAAAATATTAAATGTACACATCATTGTAGCATGTGCACCTGTGCCTGTTAGATATTTTTTAAGATTGCTTTCCCAAAGTTCGATATCTAGTCCCGTTCGTATATATTCTGCACGTTTGCCCCAACTGTCCATACTAGAGTATAGTTTGAACTTTTTAATCTTGTTATTGGATACTAGGTCATTGACATTATCAACTAGTTTATCAACAAATCGAGGAGTTATACCAAGATTACTGTTAAGATTTAATTCGATATGATCTCTTGGCTCTTCCCGCAATCTTTCAAATAGCCTCCATGTACTTTTATGCATTAGGGGCTCGCCGCCGGTAATACGTAGAATGTTGAGCGTTTTTGAAAGTTCAGGCCACCATTCCCACCATGCTTTGATATAAGGGTTGTCATCTTCTGCCATTGGTTTAAACCAATCAACATCTAGACTATGATTTTGTACGTTAGGAACAGGACCATGTTTTTTAACTTCTGCGTGGTAAGAACTACTTGCCATCGGATGACAATATCCGCACTTAAAATTACATTCATTACTAAATGCAAGTTCAACATATTCAGGATTAATATTATAATTCCACGGATTGCTAGTAATTTCTTTTAACCGCTCCGGGGTATAGATACTAGCATTACGTATCATTCGATCTGAAATATGATCTTCACTTAAACTTTCTACATTCCAACAATACTGGCATCCTTTAGGTTTTTCGCCGACTAGCATTTTAAAACGTTCTTGTTTCTTCTCAAGAGTATTATGTAATGCACTAGGATTTACTGCAATTTCTTCCTTCGGAATATGATGTGGAGAAGGATGATAACAACTGTGTGTATCGCCTGTGTGCAAATATATTGTAGTATGATGCCATTTAGCTAAACAAAATGTAGGACTTACTTCTTCTACAATAGGTTTAGTATTTTCTATCCTCTGTGTTTCTGATGCCATTTATTTTCCTTTAGTTCTTACTACTCTTGGCGAATTGTTGTAAACACGTTTAAAAAATTTACTACTGTTACTATCAAGTGTTCCTATTTCTAATCCACACTGACTACTAAGTTCTTTTGCATATTGATCAAACTTGCTTTCAGCTTGTCCTTTTAGATCTGCATTATAATTTTCTTCCCAGTAATTCTTTAAGTATTCAAAGTCACGAACATTGACATAATCCCAGTCCGTACAGTTTGTTAGATATGCTCCTTCTCTAGCACCCAACATGCTCCACCATCCGTTTTCTACATCATTGCCAACTGAACACCATACTAACAATCTTTCGTAGTTTTGCCACCAAGCTTTCTGTATGTTGTCTGACTTTGCTCCTTCGTTAAGACTCATCTTTACACCTTCGCGAAATCCTGCTCTCCATGCTTGATGTGGTGTTGCACTAATTACACTTTCAGAAAAATTTTCATTAAATTGATAGTATTTTTCATCAAAGCAAAATTCAACTAATCCTTTATCGTCATCAGGTGTTGAATGTTCGTGAGTTTGCATATTATGAACAAAATTGCGTGTCCAAAGTTTAAGGCCGCCGTTGCCGTACATTAGTCCGTTAACATTAATTTTGCCGCACCAGCTAAAAACATATTCGTTGTCTAATCCTAATTCGTCAAGGTCAATTTCTTGATTTAAAAATGCAGGATCAATAATGTTATCGCCGTCTACTGTTACAAAGTATTCTGTATCTGATAAATCAGCGCAGGCTTTGTGCGCTGCGTCTGACCCTTCTACACCATGTACACGCTTTGCCCAAGGCAATTTTGAACATAAATCTGCATAATTTTTTTCACAATTGGGCTCATCGTAGCTTAAAAATATAATGTCTTGGTCTACTATTCTTATTTTATTACTCATTTATAACCTCGTACGAATAGGAATCGAATCTCTTTATAGTATACACTGAAATAGGCAATCCGTCAAACTCGTATTGTTCTTTAAAATCTTTGATTACATAAAACTCATTCACAAGCTGACTAAAGGGAAACGTTAGAGACCGATAAAGAACATTTGGATTATTTTCTTCTGTTATGCTAAATGATAGTTGCGATTTTAAACTTACATTGTTTGCTGCTAAACTTTGCCTTAACGATTCTGAAATTAAAAATTTCCAACAAGTATTTTTTACATCCTGTATTATTTGAATATCTGCATCTTGATAGCTTTGACACTTGTATATTAAATCGCTAACAGTGTAAACATCTTGTTCGATACTGTTTCGACGTAACTCGTATAATTTAAGTTTAGGATTAAAATCTACAATGCATGTGTCAAAATGTTCTTCACCGTTTACTAAGGGAGCAACATCTTCGTAACTTACCTCTGTATAGGAATACTCGTCTGTGTCTAAATTTTCGTTAGTAATAGCATGTATTCGCCCAGTGTCTAAATCAAAGTAAACTTTGAACGGGTCTAAAGCAGGCTGTTCTATGTGTATAAACTCAGGAATTTGTTCTTGCATTATTTTTCTCTAAGTAATTCTTATATCTATCAAGTATATTTTTTGTAGCGAAGTCTTTTTCAGTATAATGAAATATACCTCGTTGTATGTGATTGCCGATAGTTAATTTTAGATCTTGTGTTAAGTATACACCAACTCGTTCTTGCCATTTTGTAGACGGGTAATGCCAATCTTGTATGTAGGGTTTCATGTGTGTAAAACTTGGATACTTAACTATAGTGTTTGTAACTTCAGTTTCGCAATTCAGTATTTTTGCAGCAATAGCCGTTGTAATGTCCATGGACGGATGCTTGGGATAATGTTCTTTAACAAACTGTCCGTAAAATAATTCCCAGTTGTTTGTAACCAGTTCTATCCATTTATAAAATTCGTGTGCTCGATCACACTTTTTAAAATAATGCAACCCTACGTATAAATTAGGAAGATCGTTCGCAATAAACGCTTTTCTATAGTATGTGTTAGTGACCTTTTTTCCACGATATGTAGTTACAGTTGCCGGAAAATAGATTTCGTAGTTTTCAAAAAACTTCCACCAATTAGAAATATCTTGCAGAACTAACATGTCTGTATCTAATACAATAGTTTCTTCATACGGACTAGCATGATATATCTTCCAGCGTTCACTTACTGCATGATTTAAATATATTCCTTTGTGTTCTTCCCATGGTATTTCAATTATTTTATCAAATAACTCTACATATTCTGTAGGTACTTGGTCGTTAGTGATTAATGAAACTTTAGCATCTATATTAGTAGCATGAATACTCATTGCACACAAACATGCTTGAGTAACATAATCATACTCTGAATTTTGTGCTAACATGACGAAGCCTTTACTCATTGTCTAGTTCCCTGTCGATACATCTGTTTAAACTAAACTTGTTCATAACGTGTATGTTATGATTTTTAAATCTAACAGGGGTGTATTCACCGAGATAATCTTCTTTTTCTACTAAAAATAAAAAACTTTCATTTTTCATATCTACTAACACATCTTTATCAGTTGTATAAAAATGTTTTCCTGGCATTGTGTGAGCAAAATCTCCTTGCTCGTATCCGTTCATTATGTGTATAGCAATACTAAATGCGTGATCGTTTCTGTATGTGCTACGATTTATTTGGAATGTGCTGTTGTAGTGTCCCCAGTTTTCTTGTATATGTTGTAATAAATTAAAAAATATTTCTACTGAACGAGTTTTCTTAAAATATACACAGGTTGCCCAATAAAAGTCGACACTTGTATCAGATATATACTCAAACTCTGAATAGTCTCTAAAGTTTGCTAAATCGTATGCATCTTTGTAAATTAAAAAATCGTGTTCTTGATTGAAACACTCTAAAAAAACATTATTAGAAATAATAAAATCACTATCTAATAGCAATGTTTCAGTATACGGTGTAAGCTCGTGTGCCCGTGTGCGAGTATCGTTTTTAAATTCTAATTGCTTATTTGTAAGTGTTCCGTCCTGATATCGTTTAAGCGTATAGTTACTAGTATATTCGGGCTCAATTACATAATCAAATATATCTTCCCAATCATCAAACGCAGAACGTAGATAATCTCCACTATCTGTAATAATGCTTGTAGGTAAATCAAGATATTTTCGTACTCTCTTAGCAAGATAATACGCTTGTTTTACATAATCTACTTGACTGTTGTTTCTAGCAAAAACTAGAACGCCTTTACTCATGCTCTACTAAACCCTCAACCGATCGGTTTTTCTTAATATTATCATATTCTGTCAAGTATTTGTTTGATGCATCAGAATATGTGTTTACAATATCTAACAAGAAATCTTCTAAAGATTCAATTTGAATAGGTTGCCGATTGTCGTCGATCAGCACTGTTTCTGTTTGTCCTAAGTTATTAAGACTTTGACAAAAACTAATTAGTTCTTGTGTTACCGAAAACTGGCCGCCTTTGTAGTAGTAAACTAAGTCTTGTTTGTATTGTTCGTGAAGAATTCTCTTTTGGTTATTGAGGGTAACCATATAATTCGAAAATTCAAGTGCTTTAGATAGACGCTCGTCCATAGGAACTCCTAAGAATATATATGTATATTATATATTCAAAAAAGAGTGTTTGTCAAGGAAAGTATGGCTTAATATGTAGTTGTATTAGAAAATGCAGGTGCTGCAACACTAACATTAGAACCCGAAGCTCGGAGATAGCTAACAGTGCTAGCTAGTGTACCAGTAACATTTTCATCAACACCAGGACCTAGCCCTGTTTGATCGCCGGCATCATCGTCTTGGAAAAGAATTTTAAAATCTACTGTAGTCGATGACGAAGAACGAGCTTGCACAATATAGTCGTTTTCTGCATAAACTCCGCTGCCAGATTTTGTAAAAATAGTTTGATAAGACGCAGATAAGTCGTAGAATCCAATAGATGAACCTGACCCAGTGCCTGTTGATGTAGTTTGGGTATAGTTCATTTTAATAGTTCCCATGTTAGATAGCATTGTGGCCCAATCTGAACCTTTTGCGCCAGACCCGCCAGTCAAAGAAGCAGATGTTCTTAATTCGCCTCCACTATTAAAAAAGTGTCGAATTGTGTTAGAATTTGAAAATGACATTCTAACTTCGTGCGTTCTTGTTCCGTTCCAGGAAGAACTGCTAGAATTACTAATTCCTGTTGCAGCAGTTGATTGGCTGCCTGCTATTAAGAATTTGCCAGATTCAATTTCAGACATTAAACTTTCAAAGTCTGCAAGGCCTTTAAGAGTGCCATTTGGATTTGTGCTAGTATTTTCTGCAATCAGGTCGCCAACAGCAACAGTACTCACTGTAGTAGGCGAAGATCCAAGTTGATGTGTTCTGGCTTTTACCATATCATTTACTATATCATTGATATGCACTGCTGTAACTGTGTCTCCCACACTTACCTGACCGCTTGCTACACTTTGTCCGTACCCGTCTGTTCCTGAACCATTACCAAAAATAGTTGCGATTCTAGTTTGTAAATTGTTATACCTAGTAGCTGTAATTGGATCGCCGACGGCCATAGTCTATCCTTTAATCTGCGCAGTTTATATATTTATACTTTGAGTACACACTCAATTAGTTTTTCTTCTGAGTTATCGCTTGACTCTAAAGCAATACCTACTAATCCGTTTGAAGCTATAGTAGTAGCAACTCCATCTTCCCATGCATACACAGGCTGTCCTTTAGAAACGGGACCTTTTACTCTAACTGGTACACGACCTTTAAGACCAACTGCTTGTCCTTTAGCTTCGGAATTCATTAAGTATGCAGGTTTTTCTGATATTACTCCGATAGCAAAATTACTCAATTTTGCTGCTCTAATTTCTGCGTCGCCGCCTACAGTAACAACAGTTCCAACTGGATACTCTTTATCTGAAGCATAAACTTCAGCAAGATCAGCAAACTTAGCACTTGATGCAACACCGTTGAATAAATTTGCAGTAATGTCACCGTTTGTATCTCGCAATGCCACAGTGTTATTTGTAGCACCGAGACTTGGAAAATAATCTGTGCTAGCTAGTCTTAACGATTCTGCTTGTGTTGCAACTCCGTTAAAGGTAGTAGCATAAACGTTTGCCCATTTTAATATAGGGGAGCCTATATTAAAAGTATCATCTTGTGCGGGCAAAAATCCATTTTTATCAATTGTGCAAATAGTGATTAAGCTACCAGTGTCATCGGTTACTTTGAATTGTATTTTACTATTGTTACCAAAATCACTTTGTATTGTAGCAATACCGCTATCAATAAGTAATTCTAATTCGTCATTTTCTCCGACAGACAACCCTAACTTAAAATTAGCAGCAGTAGAAAACTCGTTAGTTGGACCTACTAATGTGTAGTCAGCACCGTTATATGCGTATAGCTGTTGGTCATCGGAGTCCCACCAAAAGTCCCCAGTTACTAGTCCTACCGGAGCTGCTGTTGATACTTCTGCTCCGCCAGTAGTCTTAAATTTCGTGCCGTCATAAAATTTTAATTTGCTGTTAGTAGTATCAAACCAAAGTTGTCCTGCAATAGGACGAGGAGGTTGATTTGCTCCTGCAAAATTTTCTAACAAGAATACAAAATTTTCGTTTTGTATTTCTCCGTATCCTGCGTAATTTTTACCTATAAGTTTAAGATCAGTTGTTTGATCTAATGTCCCGTCTTCTAAAGTAGTTAACAGACTGGTGTCGAATTTGTTAATCTGATAAGCCATTATTTATAATCCCTGTGTGCACTTTTAGTATTTATCCTTATTGTTCATTAAACTATAACCACAGAAGGTGTTCCGTTAGATATATGTGTCCATTCTGGTGATCCAAAAGGTGAACTTATTTCATATGTTTTTAATGTTCTTGTAATTGTCGTAGTAACTGTTCCGCCGGCCGGATTTGCAGCAGCAATACTCCTCATAATTGTTTCTGCACCTGTGCCAGCAGTGTTCATTACATTTACTTCTTCGTAGTCTAGTGTACCTGTATTTGTATTATTTTTAGAAACAGTAATATTAACATCAGAAACTACAAACGAATATTCAACAGCGTATACTTTTGCTATTGTTCCATTAGGTCTTCCTGCAGTAGGATACAGGTCGTTTAACAAAATATGTATAGCATCAGTCGGTGTGTCATCTACAGTTAGTCCAGTTATGTCTAGTGTAATAGCAACGTCAATGCCTAACACCGCTGCATCAGTGTATGCTTTTGTAGAAACATCTTGTGCTAATGTTGGATCAGCAACACCTTTAATTTGCTTACTACCTGTAATTTGAATGTTGCCGTCGCTTACAATTTCTAAGCCAGCGCCGGTAGTTGTAATAACATTGTCGTTTATTGCAGTAAAATTTGTCACACCAACATTTAAACTTGTTAGTGTACCTACCGATGTTAAAGAACTATTTTCAATTTGGGATCCTAACGTGGTGGAACTTAACACTGATACGTTATTAATTTTATAAAAATTTCCTGTAGTTAAATCAAAACTTTGATTAGATGTCCAGTTACTTGTTGAGTTAGACCAACTAAGTGTTTTATCTGTTGTTCCTTTTAGTGTGATACCACCGTTGTCAGCTGTAGCGTCTGTAGGTGAATCTACTGATCCTAGTTCTATATTTTTATCACCTACTTCAACTGTAGTCGAGTTAACTGTAGTTGTAGTGCCGTTAACTGTTAAATTACCGGTAATTCTTGCATCGCCAGTTACATCTAAGTTAAATTGGGGAGCTGCATTAAAAATACCTACTCTAGCATTTGCCGTGTCTACTGTAATTGCATCTACTATTTCTTCGCCAGCCGAACTACTTCTTACTCTTATTCTATAGTTGTGATCTAAAAGCTGATTTTCTGTTATAAAGTTTGTTCCAGAAATTTTAGATACGTTGTTACTACTGGCTCCAATAGTTAATCCGTTTATATTGGAAATTGTAAGTGCGCCCGTAGTTACATCGTCGGCTATTGCTGATATAAAACTATCTGTTGAAAGAATTTCTCCTCCAGGAGTTACTAAATTCTCTGCACTTTGTGCAATTCCTACAAATTTAAAAGTAAGGTTATCAATAACATTTATACCTTTTTGAACATCGCCACTAATACCTGTAATTTCCTCTCCAGGTAGCGGAGTAAATGTTAAATTACTTATTACCGCTGTTAATGAACCAGCAACCCAAAGATTTACAATAGATCTTAATCTGTTTTGTGTATCTCTAATAGAAGCAACTTCAAATCCTGATTTTCCTTGTTGTGCTGTATACACCGGGCCGACTAAGACTAGATCTTCTCCGTCATAAAAGTGAAATTGGTTAGTTGAATTGTTAATCCATAAATCGCCAGCAACCATTTGCGGTGTTTCGCCTTGAACAAAAGGAGATCCTGCTTCTACCCATTTATCACCATTATATACTTTTAATTTTTGTGTAGTAGTATCGTACCATACTTGGCCTGCAATTGCTGATTCAGGTGCATCTACATTTGCAAAGTTTTCTAAAAGTTTTATAAAATTTTCATTTAAAAGTTCACCAAATCCTGTATAGTTCCTACCAATAAGAGTAAGATTCGTAGTATCCTCGTCTATAGTGCCATCTAGTAAATCTACTAGTAGGTCTCCGTTGGTTTTATTAACTTTATAACTCATGCTTACAGGTCTCCGGTGTATATAATATAATTAATAGATAAGAATGGATTTAAAACATCTATTGCTTGTCCAGTAGTGCCAACCATGCCGGAAGTAGTAGCTAGTCCTTGACCATTTCCTGAATCTGCAGGAGCATCTACACCAACAGCTGCAGGATCTGATGCGGCGTCTATAGGTGTGTCATTTATAGAATAAAACTGATCTCCGCTTTCTGCTGCCAACGAGTGTGCGTGATCTGGTAAGTTGTTTGCTTCGATAGTTATATTTTCGCTGCCGCCAGTGTTTCCTAATTCGCTAGCTTGCAAACCTGTAACTCGATCAGCTGCTGATCCTCCCATATTGTCTAATCCTAGTGGAAATCTTCCTCTTAGATCTGGTAACGCAAATTTGGCTACTCCTAAATCAGACAAGAGACCTGCATCTTTAAATGTAAATTCAATTATACCAAATAATGTAGGATATGTAAGTTGATCTACTTCTGCACCATTACATAGTAGCCACCCATTTGGTATTGTTGTTCCAGCAAACGATACTATTGCTCCTGGAGGATTTACTGCAACGCTTGATAAAAATGCAGCCTTAGTAGTCTTGAAAACTCCTGTTGTTCCGGAAATTCTATTAATTAGAATTTCGTCATCGTTTTGTGTAATACCTGTAGGAGTTTTGTTAGCAATAAACCCATTACTAATTGTTGTAGTAAAGGTTTTTGTACTGCCGCCAGCTTGTCCATCGAAACTAAATGCCGGACTTGTTATGTCGCCTGTCATATTAAATGTTGTGGAACTTGCTAATTTATCAGTTGAAGAACTTTTGCCACTTACTGTGCCTGTTAAATTTCCTACAATATTACCATAAAAATTGGATGCATATACACTTTGCCAGCGTAATAATTCTGTTCCTAACTGTCTAGCATTATTCACATCAGGAATAACATTTTCAGTTAGCATTTGGCCTGCAATACTAGCAGTGCCTCCTACATAAAGATTTTTTGCAAAACTAGCTCCGCCTTTAGATGTAATTGATCCGGTTCCAAGAGAAGTTGATTGTGTAAAATCTTCAATTGCTACAGTACCCGTTAATATTGTATTTCCTACAACATCAAACTCAGATTGCGGAGCAGCGTTATTAATTCCCACTCGTTGATTAGGATCAAGTGTAAGTACCGTCGACACTACTTCGTCATTTTTTACTCTAAAATCAATAGATGCGCCGTTGGTTGTATTTTGAATGATACCGGTATTAGTTGCAACTCCAATTTGTAATTGGCTTCCTACCCCTACTGTTAATCCGCCGTCATTTTTTATCTTTAATGGAAAATTAGCAATATTACTTTGATCAGATCTTAAGAAGTTAGCAGATGGAACTACCGTAGCTCCAACAATAAGATTTTCTGCTTTTTCAACTGGACCAAAAAGTTTTGGTGCGCCATCCGCTGCAAAGTTTCTTGTGCTTAAATTTATTCCTGGATAGATTGTAGTAAAGCCTTCGATAGTTGTTTTAGGTGTAAATTCATCAATGGAAACTATTGCAACAGGATAAGTTCGAACTTCAATTATAAGTACTGTGTGTGCAACATCGTCTACTCCTGTAATCTGCGTAGAGGTTGCACCAGTTTTAAGACCATCTGAAAATTCAGGTCCTACTAATACCCAACCTGAACCTGAAAATAAATATAGTTGCTGAGTGCCTGTGTCTACCCACAAGTCGCCCGCCACTGAATTGGCTACATCTGGTTCTTCTAATGCTTTCTTGAGGCCGCCAGCTGAAGCCCAAGATGTTCCATCGTAAACTTGAAGTTGGTTTACGCCCTCTGAATTGTTATACCATAGTTGCCCTTCTACAGGATTTTTTGGTTCTGTCGTGTTTGCAAAATTTTCAAGCAAGTGTAAAAAGTTTTCAGCAATCGCTGTTCCATAAGCAGTAGTTTGTCTACCTGGAATATCTAAACTAGTTTCTTGATTAATTGTATTATCATCTACAATTAAGTTACCTTTGTTAGCACTATCTGTAAATCTAACTTGATAAGCCATTTATTCCTCCGTTATATTCCTGACAAACTCTGTACTCTTACTGTGTAATCAATTTGTATTAATCTGTTAAGCGATTTTTGTACAGGATGGAAAATTACATGTGTTAACAACCTGCCTGTACCATTAGGACTATAACTTTTTAAGCCAAGTTCGTCAAATACATATAAATTATCAGCGTCTTCTGCTGTGTCAAACGCATTTTGTCCGCTGGGTTCTCCGTAATCTAACAAACATGTAACAAGTATGTCAGTATAGTTAGTGCCACTTACGTGGCGTGTTTCAATCTTATTCCTTACAGGATCAATATTATTAACGCTTCTGTCATCTACAACTTTTGTAAAAGTTTGATTATACAAACTAGCGTTAGTGCCTGTACTGTTAGGCGTAAGGTAAGTTATGATGCCTGTTGGGTCAACTGATGTGCCGCCGTTGCCGAAGCTCATTTCATAGACAAATCCTTGTCCTGTATTTGCAAGACTTTCGGCTAATGCTATACTCATGTTTTCATAATGAATAGCATTTCTTTTGTCTATTAATACTTCTCCGCTTGTAGGATCATGTATTTTTATGTGTCCTTGTACAAGTACACCTTGGTTCTCTTTGATGTTATCAGTCATTTTTTATTCTCTCACAGTGTATTTATTCGGGTAGCTCGGTTGGTGCTGATTGTAAAAACCTTGCAATATCGTTGTTAGCATTACTTAGCGAAGTACCAAGGTCGCTCCATAATTTTCCTTGTTTTCTAATAACTATTATCTTAGTTCCCTCCGACGGTGCATCAGTTAAATCTATAACTGCTTGTCCGTCTTCTAATACCAGGGTAACCTCTTGTTCAACTATTTCGTCGCCTTCAGGTGAATCTAAAGCAATGTCAGGATTAAACATATCTATTGATTGTTTTCTTAGGCGGCGCCCTCCTACAAAAATTTCAAACTCGTTTATAGTTGTTGGGATCCAATCTAAGACATAACGGTTTGTACTTGTATCAGCAGTGAACACAGTACTAATAGTTTCGTCCTTGTAAGGAATAGTTTCTGTTGCTCCCTGATCTTGTACTTTTTCACCTGCTAGATGTACTTCTGCGACGCCAGTGCCAAGTGTGCCTCGTCTAACTTGTCGCAACGTATTTCCTTCCTTAACAAAATACTCTATCCTTTCTCCGTTAATCCAAATTATTCCTGGAATGTTGTCTCGTTTGTTAGGTTCGCCTAAGTTTTCTCCGTTTGCAACTTCTATTCTTAAATCGTATATGTTTAAATTTTGTGCTAGTTCGGTTGCTGCATTACTATTCAATCTCTTATAATGAGTCCTATTGAGCATGTCTTTGAACTGTCTAAATCCGAATTTTTCTACAATTGGACTTGCAGTAAACTCTACAATATCAATTATATCATTAGGGTCCAATTTCTTAGATAATTTCAAATAATCACCATCTGGGGTTACATAATAGTCTACACTAGGCGTAAGTTGAGTTCCGTTTACAATTACCCAAACATACTGTGCATCTATTACTGTACCTCTTAATTTAATAAGACCTGCTGACAAATTATGGTATTCAATATAATCTTGTGTTCCTGGAGTTAGTGTAGTGCGATTTATATTTTCATACGTAAATCTTTGTACATTTTGCAAATCATGATTACTAAATTGATGTACCTTTACAATATCAACATCGTTCGGTGCTGTTGTTAGTGTAATTGTTGCATTCTCTAATACATAATCAGCGCTGCTGTTAACAAAAATTTCTAATGTATCTCCTGGTGTTCCTACACCAATTAATGATACAATACTATTTAGATTATCAAATGTATATTGTGCATTTTGCTCTAATTCCTCTCCATTTAGATAAACTGTAAGATCTTCAGTTAACAACGATAAGAACGGATACTGGAATAACTGTAGCTGGTACTGTCTTGCATCAGTAACTGTAATTTTTCGATTGTATCCAGGATTAAGTACAGTATTATTTAATGTAACTAACACTCTATAATTAGTAGGAGTTTGTTCAAATGGTGTTACGCTTAACTCAAATGATGTTGTGCTGCTATCGCCGTTAAACGTGTCAAGTTTAACTTGACTGTAGGTTACATCTTCGCTGACAAATATTCCGTAATGTATAACTGCATCCTCAACCGGTGCTAGTGTAAATTTAATTCCTACTTTGCTACTAGCTTCTTCAGATTCAAATAATTCAATTTCTTGAGGTTCACCGTCAATCTGTAGCCAATAATTAAGTCCTTCCTGATAGTCGATATTAGTTATGAATTCTTGTGTGCTTCCGTCGCCTACTAACTCATTTATATCTAATATTTTGTCTCCTGCAATTCCCATTGTCATAATATGTATTTCGCTATTAACAGGCGGAATCGTAGTCAGTGTAACTGTATTATTAGTATAATTAATTGCATATTCTGACGAATTTACCGCTTGTCTATTAACTCTTACAAAAACAGCTTCTTGTGTGTTAGGTGTTATTGCTAAATCAAAAGTATCTTTAACACCATCACTCGTCCATGCTTGACTAAAGATTTGAGAACCACCCGACGACACTCTTTGATAAACTCTTAAATCTAAAGAATCTACTAATTGTCCAGGAACTAATTCTTCTGGTCCTTTAGATGTTGTAGGTGTAACAAATCCATCGCCGTCGACAATAATTTCTTCTGTGGCTAATCCTTTAGCAGTTGAGTACGCAAGATTTCCACCACTTAGTTGTGTGTCATAGCTTGCAGGATCAGGTTTGAAGCTTCCGTCAGATGTAATTTTTCTTACAATCAATAAATCGTTGTCGCCGACCGGAATGTTTAATCCTGACTCTGAAATATCTATTTCAGTCTGTCCTGCACCTGTAATACTTTGTACAATTGCATTTGGATTAGACAGTTCTGAAGTTCCATCAAATTCTGCGTCATCAATTCTAACACCGTTAAGGTATATATTGTAAATTATTCCTGATTCTAACGGATTGTTTAATTCTAGTACTTGAGTTGAAATATCTGTTCTAAATATTTCATCTTCAAAAGTTGAATCGTATGTATCCCAGATATCTGCAAACCACGGAGCAGTATCCCATCCGCCTGGTACGTTAAAATCGAAACTTTTAACTTCGACGCCGCCGTAATCGATGCCGTCCATAAGTTGAGCTACATCTTTGCCTGTCATTCCAGTTGTAGGATTGTAAAATAAATTAATCCTATCTTGGGCATTTAGTATTCCTATATTTTTATAGTATCTTACTTCTATTACTGCGCCGTTGCTAGGAGGATCTGTAAAATCAATTGTTCCCAAGTGTCTGTCGTAAGATTTATTTGTATCTAGTATGTTGGAAAATGCATATTCACTTCTTAAAGACTGAACATTGTTTACATAGATATCTACCTTAATATTTTGTAAGTCCATAGGATAGTTTAAAGTAAATTTAGTAGATGCTCCGTTGCCCGTAAACGTTTCTGTAGTACTTAATGAAGTAATGTAAAAGTTGCCAGACACCCGATCAAATTTACTTACAGTGTGTATGCCTCTAACAACACTGTTTCCTAGTATTGCCGAAGCCGATGCTTCTTTGCCAGTATCAGTAACATTACCGTTAATTACAACTCTTGGGGCGCTAAGATATCCGTTGCCTGAATTTGTAACTTTTATCTTTGTAATTCTTCCCTGACTAACAAATGCTTGTGCTGTTGCTCCAGTTCCGCCGCCGCCTTCTAGTAATATAACAGGAGCCTGAGTGTAGCCAGATCCGTTATTGGCAAGTCTTACTCTAGTTACTTCGTATCCTATGTTATCTTTCCAGAACTTAGCAGGATATAAGTTAAGGTCTTCTGATACATTTATTAAAGTATTATTTTGTATAATAGAGTTACTAGTTTCTATAACATCACGGCTCTGATTATAAACAGGCGATAAATCAAAGTCTGTTACTACAGAATTTGTTGGCTCTGTTTTTTCGTATGCACTTTTGTACTCTCTAATTTTAGTTTTGAACGGCTTAACTTCTTGAACATAGTCTTCGTAACTTGACAGACTGTCATTATTGTATGTAACTTTTTGACTTAGTTCGCCTACATTATGAATTGCTTTTACAAAACTAGTTTTAAAGGCCCAATCAACATTATGTTGTTCTGAAAATACATAGCGCAGACTTGCAAAAAATAATTGATTATACTCATTTTGTAAACTTGCAACAAATATATTATCTCTTATAGTTTCCAATACAATGCGGCGTTCTGTAACTGGTTCGTTTCCGTTTACCCATTGCGAACTTAATGTCTCATCGTACAAGCTGCTTAATAGTTGTATCGTGCCATTTTCTCGACCTACTGTTTTATAATTTTCAGTATAATCAGCTGTATCTAAATTGTTTATTTTTTCTAATAATAACCAACCACCAGTACCAACGTTTTTTACTTTTGTTATTTCACCTATTCTGTCATTTACACTAGGTAATTCGTAAGTACTACTTATTTCGTGTTTTATTGGTGAAAAGTCGGTATATCCGGTTGCATACCAATTTACATTATTCCAATAAGCCTTTACATCATAATTTTGTGTACTAGTTCTAGCCCAAGTCTTGGTTGTTTCGTTATATTCGTACAGTGCCCATCTATTGGCAGAATTAACATCGTTGTCAACTAAAACTGTATACTTCCTTACTGTAATAGTTGTATTATCTAAATAATTACTGCCAGAAGATAGTACTTCTACTGAAGTTATTTTTCCTAAAATATCTAATGAAACTCTAAATTCAGCATCTTCACCTGTTCCGTCAATAGTGTACGTAGGCGGAACTCTATACCCGTAACCCGGATTATCTATGTTTACACTAATAATTTTTCCATCTTGTATTACAGGACTTAATTGTGCTTGTTTTAGATTTGCTGTTCCAATTAACATTATTTCATCATATGTTTCAACAGTTTTGTCATATAATTTTGTAAATGTAGTAGGAGCTGCTTCTGCAGAATCTAAACTACTTAAATTGTAATCGTCCACTACAGTGTTTTCTAGTAGAATTAGATTTACACGATCAATTACTTGCTTAAATGCTTCTGTTTTATTAACAAACCAACTTTGTCTAGGTTTATGAAGATTTCCGTATCGTTGTTTAACACTTAATTCTGGATCGGGTACAATTCTATTAAATTTATCGTACCCTACAAGACTATCAAACCATTTTTCTTCAATATCGGCAGCCGGAATACTTGTTCCTAGACCCTGACTTATTATTTGATACTGATTATGTATGTTTTGTTCTTGATTGTCTACTGTCCAGTACTGTATATTCAAACTAATATCTGTATTTGATAAAAGATTATTACAATTATATAATGCCAAACGATCACTTGATATCAGCGCCATGAATCTGTAGCTTTGCTGTCTCGGGTTAGATATTAAATTTGCTACCTGTTGGGCGCTTATAGCTCTATTTTCTTTTGTCGGTATTGTTGTTTTATTTTCTACCCAATAGTAGTATCTATTAATAAATCTTCGAGCAACGTTGTCATATTTTTGTCGTCTAACAAAAAAACTACTACCAGATCTTGTATTTCCTGTTATGCCGTTTGCATCTCCTTCAGCAGTGCCGCTAAGAGAATCCCATTCTTCTGGTGTCAACGCTGATTCAACCCACTCATAAACATTTACTTGTGTTCCTGGATAGAGTGTGTTCCAGTAGTTAGTTTGATATATTGCATTATCTTGGTAAGGATTAATAAAACGAGCTGTGCTTAAATCCCACCATAATTTGCCAACATATTCTTCTCCCCATGCATCGGTAATATCTTCAATTAATGTATCGTTAATAGTATTGTATACTGCTGGATCATAGAGTAGTTTGAAACTTAATTCTTGTTCTGCTATACCAACTATCTTTCCTTGTAAGGGATCAATTACATCTATGTATTCAACTATTTCATTAGTTTTCGTATTGTATAAAAATGCATGTTTAATTTTATTAATGTCTACAGTAGCTATAGGCGATCTATAAGTTGTCCAAGTAAATGAATCTTGTGCTTTTCGATAATCAAATACTGATCCTTGATATGCTTCTACAGATCTTACCCTAAACACTGCGTGTTGATTGTTATCTAAAGATACTTCAATAGTACTAGTTAAACTTTCTTTTATTGTAAATTCAGTATTGTTTTTGATTTCTTTAACATAATAAATCGTATCTGCTAAAAGTCCTGCATTAGCTAAACTTAGTGCAGAATCGTTGTACGCATCAAAGTATACTGGTAAATTTACCGACAATCGCTTAGTGCTTCTTGTAACTAATACATTGTCTTCTTTTCGAGTAGTTTCTATTACTCCTATCCCGTCTGTTATTTCAGGAGCGGTTATATAAAGATGATTTCCTTTTGCAACTAATGCTTTTGAAAAATTCACTAGCTTATCATCTTCCTGGTCAGCATAAATTATATCGTCTGCGTACACTAATACGTTGTTAATTCTTTCATATAGATATACAACACCGCTATCTTTTAAATTATCTATTATGTGTGTAGTTCTACTATCTATTGTTGTAGTACTGTTATCGAATGTAGTAGGTATGCTTAAATTGCCCTTTATGCTCGATATTGCAAGTTGATCAGCATCAAAACTAACTTTTTTACCAAACTGTTCGTTGTACTCGTTGCCTGGGGAAGTAAGAGTTTGTGTAAGTTCAAAGTATCCGTTAGTTTGTGTATACACATACACCTTTCCTTGATCTTTTAATACATCGTCATTAAAACTTTCACCAACAACAAGTAGTTTTCCGTCTCTACTTATTGACACTGTAGAACCAAAATTACTCAAAGAAGATATAGCTTCGGCACCAGGAGCGTTTATCTTTTGACTAAAGATATAATTGCCTGCTACTTCTCTGTATATTCCTATAGCATTTGTAGATGTACTGTCGTCGGGCGTCAGTCTTAATCCTACTGCTAACACAGATCCAGTTTCACTAACATCAAAGTCAATTCCAAAACTTGTAATATCGTCTATGCTATCAAAAATTGTAGAGTCTGCCGTAATTTTTAATTCTTTGCTTAGTGGCACATATCCTAGTCTAGATAGATTAGTATCAATTTCAGTCCAGTTACTAAGATCAATTGCCTCTGTATTCCCTATGTTAGTTTTTGCTTGTAACAGCTGATTTTCAAAAATAACAATATCAGTTTCTCTGTAATTACTTAATGGGCTATATGTTCCTTTATACGATTGATCTTTGGTAATTTCCCAGCTGTAAGTGCCGCTGGTGTCTGTACCATTTTTAATAATATGTATTTTACCGTAATTAGTTGTAGTACTATTGCCCTGCTCTCCTACAAATAACAAGTCAACTGAGCCTTTTCTAGCAAACTTTAGGTTACTTCCTAATTTAGAGTTACTTGACCTAGTAGGCAATACAAAGCTGTTTTCTAATTCATATGTTCCGCTTGCGGATCGTTTGTATACTGAGAACATTCCTTCACTGATTAATCCGCTTGTTGTTCCTAGGAAACTAGTTACGGGAATATTATAAACCTGTCTCCATTCTAAATTAGCAGCATTAGGAATACTAGCAGGTCTAAAGATTCCTTTCTGTGATAAGTTTTCTTTATAGAACCAATATTCTCGATCTATTATAGCAGGATCAGTTGTAAACGTACTGCTTGCAGGATCAAAACCTTGTGATGTATTAAAGGTATTTTCGAACACTACTAATTTTCCTACATCAGCAGTGCCTACTGAAGTTTGTATTACTTCGCCAAACTGTCTGTCAACTTCTGAAGGAATTGCTGCTGATTCGTAGCTTCTTGGGAATAACGAAACATTTGCTTTTCTTATTATATTTGTACTATTGCCGAAGTTGTCTCCAGAACTCCAAGTTCCCGAAACATTCTTAACATAAATTCGAGCAGTAGTAAACTTGCGCTGATAAAACATTACTTCGGCTGTTGCTCCAGTATCTTGATCTTCTACAATATCGAATACAGAGTTTTCTATAAGATTCCCAACAGCATCGAACTGATATTTTGGTAAGGGTTCAAACGGATTTCCATCATTAACTGACAAGATATTATTAAACGATATATCTATATACCCGTCCCATAAATCTTTAATTGTGTGTACTCCGTTTACAGAGGTAAATGGTTCAGCTGCATATTCAGCAACATCAAATCCTGAGCTTGTAAGATCGACTGAACCTGCTTCGTCTATATAAAAACTAACTTCGTCACCTATTAGTAGTGTATCAGATAATACCTTTGGAGTTTTTGCTAGCCACCAAGTTGAAGTAATATCTCCTACATTGTTAAAGTTATTACCTGTATGAGAAAGGTGTGTTAAAAAACTAATCTGATCATTTAAATCAATCGGGCTAATTAGTTGTAGATAGTCTTGAATATTATAGTAATAATTAATCGGGTCTGTTGATTCTTTTAGAATATCCTGGTAAACAAGACCTCTGCCTCTTTCAAATAGTGGGGAAGCTACGTTTGTTGTGTCTATTGGGTTTTCTAAACTTATCCTCCAATAACCGCCAAGTTTTTCATTAGTAGTTGCATTTTCTTCTACATAATTTCCTATTTCAACATCGTTATCAACATATAATGTGCCACTTAGTCCAAAATTGCCCACGGTTTCGTTTACATAAATCACTAAGGATGTAGAATTAGATTTAGTATATACAACTTTGGCTGTGGCTCCGTCTACACTAACTACCGAGCCAATCGTAGGTTCGATTAGATAATTTTCTATATTAAATATGTGATCAACTTTTTGTAAAATTTTATGGCTGTCTGTGAGCGAGCTACCTGTAACGGAACTAGAATAAAAATTGTTAAACGGCTGTATAGACGTTAACGATAAATTATTAACAGAATAATTATTCCATTTAAGAACAACAAAATCCCCTATGTTTGCTGTTGCAGTTGAATCTACATCTGTTCCTTCATATTGGTCTATAGGCGCTCTGATAAGCAAGTGATCTACCGAAGTTGATGGTATTCCATAATCGCCTACTACTATTAATGCAATTTCACTACTATCGCTATCCTTTGCTACAAACGCATAGCTATCGAAACTGCTATAGATTATATTTTCAGTTGATGCTAATATTTTTTGCTGTGCAGCCCAAAGTAGTTCGTTATACTGTACTATGTCGTTTTTTAGGTATGTAGTGTTTTCGCTAAACTCGCCGTTGTATCTAGTAAGTACATTGCTTGCTGTAGGTGACCCTATTACAAGATACTCGCCGTCAACACTAATAGCAATGCTTTCGCCAAAACTTTGAGTAGCAGTTATAGAATCTATATGGTCTTCGGGTGGTGTTATAGTTTGTATTCTTACTAACTCAGTATCTTCAGTGTCTCTAGAATATACATGTACAACTCCGCTAATATTAGAAGAAACCTCGACGTTAATTGATCCAACTGCTAATGTTAAATTATCAGAACTAGCGGCTATAGTCTGTCCGAACCCTTCTACGTTATCGTATTCAAACTCATTAGGATTAACTATGTTTTGTGGTGTTTGATATACTGTGGAATTTTTATATACTTTCCAATTATCAGTGCCGTCGTTATCTACCCAAACAAGATCGTCGTCGATACTAGTATTTTCCGCGAGCAAGTTTATGTCGGCGATTGTTGCTTTCCTAACGCTTTCAAATTTAAACAGCAATTCTGCGCCGGGTAAAATAACAGTTCCCGATGCAACTGTGATTGTAATTGAATTGTTTAATACAGAATTCACTACAAAAAATCCAGCACTGTAAATACCAACTATGTCGCCGATTTCTATTCCTGTAACAGTTTTATTAAATGTAATAGTTGTAGTAGTATCAAGATTGCTGGTGTCAACAATTTTAAATGTCGTCGGTATTAATTTATAAACATTCCAGTCAGTGTCTTGATCTATGCCGACCCACACATACGGAGTCGATGCAAAATCTTCAAAAGATAGTGCTACAAGTTCACCCGAAGTAGTTACTGATGCTGCTACATCTTGCGTGTGAACATATCCTGCAGATTTTATGTACTCGTTGTAATTAGTTGCCCTTGTTGGAAAACTGCTATGCGCATATCCTTCGGGCTTTAAGTCTACTTCACTTGGCAAAATTCTATATACCTGGTCTGTTACAACATCGGGTATAGTCTGCACTAGTTCAATGGGCTGAGCATCTAATTTCAATTTAGTTTCATCAAGCATATATTCTACTTCTTCAAAACTAGTAGATGCACCATACTGTCCCTGCTTTATTGCCCATTCCTCATAAAACTCTAAACTCTCCTTGTTTAAAGAACCTAGTGCATCAAAAAGTTTAGTCAAAGAGTTTTTTGTGCCTTTGTCTCGAATAAATCCTTGATAGAATTTGTACTGGCTTACATCGTCGTTAATAATATTTTGCAGATACTGTCTATTTTGATAACCTATAAGATGTTGTGCAAATTTTTGTTGTTCTACATCAAAATTATCTGTATCAAGATCATAAAAATCTGCAAACTGATTTGTTTTATATTCAAGGTTAGTTAGTAACTTGGATTCTGGTCTTTCATTTAAAATTCTCCAAGCTTTAGTTTCGAATGTCTCGCTACCTAATACACGCTGGTTCGCTGCGTAGTAAAATTCTTTATACTTTACAATATGCCCCAGTGCATAGTCAGTGTACGGACTCCACTCAGTTACTCTTGCTTCGTCGTAGATGAATCCCGGAATATCAAAAGATCCTGTCCAGTCGGCTGTTCTATAACCTAAAACTTTAATTCTTTCTTGTCTGTATCCAGGGGCTTTGTCGTATATAACATCGTTAAACACCGTTTTGTTGTCTAATAAAATGACGTGTTCAGTTTGTATTAGTGGTAGCTTAATATTATAAATGCCGTCTTGTGTTCCTGCAAGAGTAAGTTTAAATTCGCTACTTTCTCTACTAATAGACAAATATTCTTCTGGTATTTTTTCACCGTCACTGTTTAGTATTGTGTACCCGTAAAATCCGTCAATTACATTATCAACAGCATATCCTGGACGCAAAAATGTTAGTTCTGTAGCTGCTGGACTTAAAGATATAACACTTCCGCTACTCCAATTTTGCGTAGTCCAAAATAGAAATTCTTTGGCACTCAGATTAAAATTTTCAATTGTAGACAACCCTTGATTATAATATTCAAACTTAAATCCTAAGCTAGTAAGATAGTTTTGATATCCTAATAAAAAGTCAACTACATCTTGTACTGTAAGTAAACGTGCACCGTAAGAAAGTGTACTAACCGCAGGACTAAAGTTTTTAGAAAATGTTGCATTCGCTCCGCCTACTACAGGTAACTTATCAAGAATAACAAATTTAGAGTTGTCAAAATCATCTGTAGCAGTGTGGGTAGTAAGTGTTCTATAGTATCTATTTTGATATCTAACATTGGCTCCTTTCTGATATATTTGGCTGGAAGTCCAAACTAAAAATCTCTCAGTTATGCCGCCGACATTAATAGATACATCAGATTGAAACTTATTAGGTTTATTATAGTGGAAAACCGGTTGTTCATTATCGTAACCTCTTATAGCATAACCGGCTGTAACTTTTTCTATAATCACGCCGCTATAACTAATTGTGTTTACAGGCGAGCTGGTGTTTAAAAATATCTGGTAATTCTCATCAGGTATAAAAATATTAGTTTCGTTTAACGGAGATCTACTATCTAAAATTAACTGAAATTTATTTTTATCTGTAAATCCTGCTATTTTTAATCCTAGCTGATTTGTAACGGCTTTTACTCGATCTATATATGTAAAATAATTAGGAATACTGTCGAGTAAGTAATTAGAAATATAGTTTACTAATCCATAGGTAATTGTTCTAGTAGAACATTCACAGCTATTAGGAAATTGTAAATCTTTCAAAGTTATTCTTTTTTGTGTATCTGCTAATACTAATTGTCCTGCTTTATTTCTTTCTATATTTGAAAGATTAAATGTTATGCCTAGCGTTTTAGCAGGCTGAGTTAAAATAAACGCTTTGATTAGGGAAAATGGGTACTCGGAGCTGTTCCTCCAGGCATTTTCAACAGGGGCAATATCTCCAAATTCAAAAATAATGTTTCCAAAATTTTGAGGATTTCCTCGAGCATACCCTGAAACTATCGGGCTTATTAGTTTACCATTTTGATCAGCAGGAATAAAACCTAATAATCCAGGGCGTTTAAATTCACTTCTTACTCGTAATGGTTTATTGGGCTTTCGTACAATACCTTCTTGTAAATCCTCCCACATTACAAGATTGTCTCTAGTGTAAGGCGCAGGTCCATAAGAAGTTTCCCACCAAGAAGGTTTAATTGTAAACCCTAACATTTCCCAAGGATGTGAATGGGGGCGGTCGGTGTCGAATGCTTGTTTATACACTGATCTCCAGTAACCTGGCAATTGATTTCCGGCCGGCGATAATGTTTGTCTATAATCGTAATTAAACGAGTTTGAGAGATCTAAATTTGTTGCGGAAGTATAGTCCGGACTTCCGGCTAATTTCAACCAATCAGAAAAATCAGCTAGTAACCCAGCATCAATGTATTTTTTATCTACGCCTTGCTTTCTAAATTCGCCGGCTTGTAATTTAAAAATATCAAAAATATCTCTTCTATATTCTTGTTTTAAATTATTAAAAATTCTTCTTTCAAATTCAAGAATTAAATCATCTCTAAAATCGTCGTATGCTTTAACGGTACTTCCGTCGTGACCCTGAATAACCTTTGTAGGAACTTCATAAGTGTCGTCTACATATATTTCTGGTACAAACTTAGGATATAATCCCAACTTAGTAGGAGTAGGCGGAATATAGGCGCCGTCGGTACTTTCGTATTCGTATAATTCTATAATGTCGCCCGGTTGCTGCCCAGCATCTACAATGCAAAATCCTTCACTATTAAAAGTATAATGATCATTTGCTAATAGCTGTACACTGTTCAAATATATGTTCACAGTTATAGCACTTGGTGCATTTAAAGTAAATGCTGTGTTTAGTGCAAAATACGCTGGATTTGTGTCAGTAACTTCGTATTCTGTTCTTGTATTTGCTGCATACCCAAGCATGTCACTAAAGTAGAAAGGCATAGTTTCTACCTTATCTTTATTCATAGTGTTTAATATTAAATCAACATGCTGCTTAACAGGACCGTCATAGCCTAACTCGTTTGCAGTTTGTAGAAATAATCTTTTAAATTTTGAATATTCATTTTTAGAAAATTTGATAGCACTTAAAATATTTTCTTCTTTATTAGTAATATGGTATAGGCCTAAATTTAACGGTCCAGAATGTTGTATAAACTTTTTACCGTATCCATCTAATTGGCCTAGATCTCTTAAATTACTTGTTCCAGGAAACTCTCCTTCAAAATTATTTAAATCTTCAATCATAGTTGATACATGATCGTTGACTTCCCCTAGTGTAAAAGAATTAATATTTTCGTTTAACGGATTTTTTTCTAAGTTACTTGGAAACTCGTAGAATCCTGCACTTGTTTTGTTAGCAGAAGATCTAGTTTTAATAAGCACTACATCGTCAACTTGTAAATTGCTTGCAAAAACTATTTTTGCATTAAACTCTGTTTTGTCAAATGTATAATCTACATTTTCTTTTTGTAAATTGTTATTAACAAAGACTCTGCACCACAAGTCTGTTAATACACTTGAATTAATATATGTATCAATGTCAAAATTATTAAGCTGCTCGGTTGTTGCCGAGTATTGTCTTAATACACTTTGTTTACTTTCAAATTCTGCCGTTGTCCATCCGTTTGTATATACATAGGTTGTTCTATCTATATACTTTTTAATAAATCCTATGTCTGTACACTGACTAGTTTCCATGCCATTTATTGTATATGTAAATGTATCCTTTAGCGCATTAAAAGTATAAACAATGTCGCCTATATTTTGTATGTTTTGATACGAGAGTGGGAATCCTAATTCTGAATCGGCTGTCCCTGTACCTTCGGCATAACTGAATATTTTGTTTCCGGCAAATGTAGTATTTTCATAAACTTCGCTAGCAAAACTATTTTCATCTTTATCGAATAGATCGAACAACGGGCATTGGTTAACTTTTGTTTTTATTTGCGCTCTATTCCAAGTAGTGCCAGTGTAATACCAAATTGTTCCTTTGTTTACGTTGCCTTCTCTTACTAGTACAGTTTCGTTCTCTAACGGATTGCTATCAGCAACTTCTTGAAGTGTAATTTGTCTAGAATTATTGTGTAGTATGAAATCTACACGATAAATTTTATTTCTTACTCTAATATCTGTTTCGCTAGCAAATAATATACGCATTCCGTCAACTAGCGATACTCCGTCTATGTTATATCCAGGTTGTCCTTCTATATTTGAAAACGCATCTCGGGTTACAGTATCAATTAAATCTATATCTTGTTTCGCATAGCTTCCAAAATCAGATAATTTCATGCCTGATTCGAATTCAATAATAGGCCGCTTTGCTCTAAAATTTTGATCTAGACTTAGCGTTTGGTTGTTGAGTTCTGCTGACTTTTCTATTACACTTTTATGTGTCCATCTGTTGTAACGAGACCAAGGATTTCTATCTCTACTTGCACGACTAATTGTTATATAATCTTTTTCGCCTGCATAAGAATTAGCATTTGCAAAAGGTAATCTATCAAATGCATCTGTATCGAAAGGAACTGGTTTGTCTTCTGAATAAACTCCGGGTATAACGAGATCTTTTACGTTAATTAATTTTATTGCTTCTCCAACACCCTCAACAAAAAATTCTTCTTCGCTATACTCTGCAGGAGATACATCTCCTACAAATTTAATTTTCATTCCGTTGGATAAATCAAAACCTGACGTTGTGGTATAAGTTTTTTTACCTACTATTTCTTCCTCAACGTTAATTTCTGAATTTTCTTCAATGTCTAGAATTCTTAGAACGCCGCTGGTATTAATATCGGTGTTACTTATATAGTATAACGCATCTGGTGCTATGTCCGGTACAGTAAATTCTATGACACCCTTTTCTACATAAATTGTAGAAGCTGTTTGATCGTCTTCACCTATTTCAGTAGCAACAATACCATTGTTAAACAATGTACTAACATTTTCAGGATCTTCTAAGCCTACAATTCCTCCTTCTACAGGCGGAACAATATATTCGCCAATGTCATATTCGCTGTTGTCGTAGAGCTTGACATCAAAAACTCCATTTGCTCTAATACCTTCTGAAGTATTAACAACTATAGCATCACCCGGTTTAAAGCTTCTAGATATTGCAAATGCAATTGGGTATTCAGGGCAGTCAATTTCAAAACGATATGTTTGCCCTCTATAAAGTTTCACAGTTGGGTTAGGTGTTAATCCTGGGGGCGAAAATTTGTATACAAAATTATCATCTTGTTGTTCAACAGTTACAGTGAAAGTACTTTGAACTTCTTTTGATCTTCCAAATACATCTATGCTTGTTGGTCCAGCAGGAAGCCAATAATATTCTCTAAAGTTAACAAACTTGTCCCAATCTATGCTAGGATTCCACGAATAGTATTCTTGTTGATTTAAAAAACTTTCGTCACTTATTGTGCTTCCTACACTTTTTATTATATTAACAAAATCGTTGTAGTCTCTATAAAATAATACATTGTCTAAATTGTCTTTAATAACTGCGGCAGGTTCTAGTTGATAGTTTTCCCGTTGAGAATTAACTTCTCCAATATAATTATCCTGCGGATGAAATGCTTTAGCTGTTCTTCTTCCAAAATAACCATTAAGTTTTTCTGCAACACCGGGCTGGGTTAATTGATCTAGTGTACTTGCTAATAGTTTTTTATTTGCAGGTGTCCTAAAATATCTTGGCAACAGTGACGCAGACTTTCTGTTGCTGTTATTGCTGTTTGGTACTGGATATTCGTTTTGGTTGTTTTCAAAAGCCATTAGTAACCGACGCCCCCGATATTAGAACTAGATGATAATGCACTGCTTGTTACTCCTGTGTTAGAACTGGATGCAGTTGTAATTATCTGTCCAGTGGCTTGTAATTTCGTAGCTGTGATTCCGTCAATTATTTCTATATTATCAACATTGGCTCCGCTAATAAAAATTTCGTCAGATTCTGATTTGATTTCAAACAAGCTACCAAACGACTGATCTACTTGTACTGGAACAACTACCAGGGTAACTAAATCTGGTGCTAACTGATTTACTACATATGTAGCTAATTCTGAAAAGTAAAATGTTTCACCAAATTCCCAATTTTCTAATGCAAAATATTGATTAATTGCAGTAATTACTCTTGTTTTGATATTATTATCATTAAGTACAAGATCAGGATTTTTTACTATTTTAAATACTGCTTGTAAACTTGTGTCTGCAGAACTACCAAATAGTATTTTATATTTTACAGGATGATAAATTATTTCATCACTTATAGATTTGATCTTTTCAAGGTCGTTGTTATAGTTTCTGTATAAACTGTCAGAACTGGGCGGTAAAGGGTTTGATGCTATTGCACCATCTAGGAATAGCCTAAACTGAGTGTCATATGCCTTAGTTAGGAAATATACATCTATAATATTGCTACTGCTTGGGTCAATTCTAGAAGTGTTATCTGCTGCATGTATGTACTGAAACTTTAACTCGTCTCGACCGATGTATGCTTTATAATCTGCAGACAATGCAAGTTCGTCGTTTGCTAAAACTTTAAATAATTGGCTGTCTACAAAATAAAAGACTTGGCCGGCATTGTAGGAAGATAGAGGATCTATTGCAGTTTCAGAGTCAAATATTAAAATATTTTCTTGACTTTGATTTACGTATCGAAAATCTTCTACACTATCTAGTGCAATGTATTTTTTAAGAAAAATAAATTTTGTATTTGGATTATTATTTTCGTTAACTATTTCATTAAATATTTCTAAATCGTCTACTACTCCATCGTCGTCAGAATCAAAAAATCCAACTTCGATTTTTTTACTATCTACATATCCTTCTTTGTCTCGATATTCTGCAATTATTTCCCAATCAAAATTTCTTGTAAAAGGAAGAAGATTTGTTTTTTCTTGCGGATTAATATTTAAAACAGAAATTTTATCTTTGATAATTTTTCCTGTTTTACTATCGTATATCTTGTCTGAGCTATCGTAATAAAACTTAATCTCTTCGTCGCTTTCGAAAAGATATCTTAACCCTCTATAAGTTATTGTATAATTTTCGCCGTCAGTATTAAACAACAATAACCAACTAGCGTCTTGGGATTGATTTGTAGTATCTCCTGTTTTTCCTGTACTAAATGTGTCAGTGACATCTAGATTATTTTCAATTATTACTCGCCATATACCCGAATTAACATCATATCGTAACCCAAATGTATTGTAATTAAATGCTTGGTCTATTACTTGAGTTTTAACATCGTTAGTTAATCCTGTATTAAACTTTGGTTTAATCTCTGTAAGGATAGCAGATGGCGGTATTATATCATTAAATACTATCGGACCTACTCCCTGGACTGAAACTTCTTTTCCGTTACCGTTGACTGAAATAACTTTTGTCCAAATGTAGGTCTTATCGCCCAATGCAGAAGGCGTACCCGAAACTATATAGTTGTTTTTATCAAAATAGCTGCCAGCGGGTGCTGTAAATTTGCATACTGCTCCAGCAGCAACAAATTTTAATATAGTATTAGTGAATCCACCAACTGCATACGAAACTCCGTCAGCATCTTGAAAATATCCTGTGCTTCTGTTTGTATCTTGGGTGTTTTGTACAAATGTTGCATCGAGATCTGTTGCTAATCTCTTTGGAAAGCTGTTATAATAAAAATTTAAAAGTTTTCTATCTCTAAGTATTGGTTCAATTACATTAAGTATCACTCCTTCAATATCGGTTTGATTTTGAAAGCTAAATCCGGTTTTTGAAGTTAACGCTTCTTTGTAAATAATGCCGTCAGCACCGTATAAGTTAGTTTTAGAATATTTGCCAGTTGCATCGATTAGATCGTAATACCTTGATATACCACTTGCAGTTCTATTAACTGCTTTTGATTTTACAATTTCTTGACTTACTGCTAGAGGTGCAACGTTATAATCTTCTGCTGTTATCATTCTATTTTGTGTATAATATGTAGCAGGAGCATTTTGTTTTATACTTTCACTAGATTCACTCGTAGCACCATTATTAATTGTGTATTTTAAATTGAAAGTTATGGTTAACGTTTCTTTAATCCCACTTCTGCTCAGATAAGGAATTTCTATATTTGCACCTATCATATCCGAAGGTTTAATTGTTAGTCTTTGATTTGCGCTTGTTCTATAATATACTCTAAAAGTTCCTTTAGGTAAATCGCCAAACACTCCGTCTGAGAATATTAAATTTACTCTATCGTCAACTCTTGTTAATGCACTATACACTGTTCTTATTTTTTTATTAACAGAATTGTATATAATATTATTACCTTCTAGATTTTCAATCTTTGTCCAATACTCTGCTTGTGCTCCATTATTATCTAATTTAAATAACCAAACATCACTGTCGTTTATGTTAGGAGTATCAATGGAAATTGTTTGATTAGAAGTAGGCGTAGTAATAGTAAAATCGCCCTGATCTAATGTACCTTGTCTAAAATGTGCAAAGAATCCTGTATTGTTTGAGCCTGCACCTTTGCCGTCGTTTTGGTATATAAACCCGAAGTTGCTTCCTGCAATCGGAACGTCTTCAATGATATTACTATCTTCTATATCTGTGCTTACAACTTCAAATGGGTACTGTTTGCCTTGCACAGGTTTTTTAAAGTTGTATATTGGTACATCTATGTTAGTTGCGTTAAATCTATATTGTTCAGTAGGTATTGAGTTTACTGTGTCTTTTTTATTTGGCTTGCCGAATACGTTGTTTACCGGTAAAGCTGCATTTAAAATTTTTGTAAATTGCTCGTTCCAGTTTGTATTACTAGGATCGTTCCATACAACTGTTTGACCAGCAAGATTTAATCCGTTAGAATCTGTAACTTGTTCTGATGTTTTGATTGCGGAAAATTTTAGCATTCCGTTTGATGCTTGATTTCTTTTCACATTATACGAAAGCAGCCTAGCCAGACGTAATACACTTTCTCTGCGTTCTGCTAATTCTAAAAAATTGTCTCTAGCGTTAAGATCGATCCTAAAACTAATATTTTGTCCGAGGAAAGCAATTAAGTCTATTAATGCAAGATATTCTGAACTTTCGATGTAATCGTTAAAATCTTCTGGATAATTTTGACGCAGATAATTAATCATTGTGCGTCTTAGATTATCAAAGTCATAACTTTGAAAATCAGCGTTACGGAAACTTTGATATATACGCTTCCAATCCTCTGCTAGAAGCAGTCTATTTTGTCTGTCGGTTGCTGACATGTACTTTTCCTCTTTATAAAGTATTTATTTGTTTAGGAAAACTGCGTACTTTATTTTAAGATAGTAGACCGTTATCTTCGTCAAATTTTAATTGCATAGATTCGGAGATATTGTAAGGAAGGTATGTTAATCTACAATCAATAAGAATCCCACTTTCATATGTGTCTACGCTCACACTTTCTATTTGTACTCTAGGATCGTAATTTACAATAGTAGATACGTTGTTTGCTATTGCTTTTTTTAGTTCGTCTGTAAGTGGTTCGTACAATAAATCCCATATAATAGTTCCAAAATTGGGATTTTCTAACTTTTCGCCTACCTTTATATGAAAGTGATTTATAAGATCTTGTTTAATTAGTGCAATGTCATACAAAGTAAATCCTTTATTTTCAGGATTTACAGTAGAGATACCTCTGTATGCTCGTGATTTTACAGGCGACTCTACTTTATTAGACGTAATTCGCTGATTTGCATAGATATTTTTTTCTAGTGTGCTCATACTGTATTTACTCCATTTACGACCGTGGCGCTCCAGGTAACAACGCTTCATTAATAGTGCAAGGCCAGTTGCGTCTAACTGTAAGTAAGTACATATCTACACTGTTGATTCTGTATTCTGTTTCTTTAAACTTATTACTTTGATTGCCTCCGACGATTGTTACCTTGTTTGTAGATAAGTCTACGTCAGCAATAAAACCCACGTGGCCGCCGCTTGCATTTTTAAATTTAAACACTGCTATGTCCCATTTTCGTACATTTTTCCAACTTCTCCAATCTACTTCAGTACCGTATAGCGCATAGTCTAGTGCACTCTGAGTTCTAGGTGCTCTCCGTTCTGCCATTGTAAGTACAAAACTAACCATTGCTGCGGACCAAAAATGTTTTACTAACGGTTGCCCGGCTTCCCAGGTATTAACGGTTCTAGTACCTGCACCTGCAACGTAGGGAAATGCATTTGCATTTGCTACTGTGCGCATGACGACACTATGAAGTGATGTTTCCCAGTCATCAGTTTCGGTAGCGCCGCGATAGTATGCCGACTTCCCAACCCACTGGTCGATTTCGTACCAATGTCGATTTGGATCTTCAATTTTGAATGTCCTTGGGTCGAAGCCTATGTGTGTATATTGCGGGATCGGCAAGCGGTCATCGTTGACGACGATGTCATCGTCGATGAAGCCGTCGAACAGCTTCGCACCCTGGTAATCATAATAAAATGCGTCTTCGTTTGTGTCATAATTCGTAGCCACTGTTCTAATTTTTGCTTCGGGTTTATAAATGTTTATGTCTTCGTGTGGTTTACGTGAATACCCGTCAGGGTCATCTTCAAATTGATAAGTTAGTGAAACTGGATTATATGTAACTATTGTTGGCCGGCCCCTTTCCCAACTAGCGTTATTAGCGTTGACAGCAAGATATTTAATATCTTCGTTCGGCGGGGGTATCGGGTCAGAGGTAATGTCTTCTTGTAGGTTATATTCAATTGTAAGAGTGCCGCCTGGAGGTACATATATCGTCTTCAATTGTTGCCCGCGGACTATCTCTCCGTCATCGTCACGCTCAAGAGAATCAAGCATCCGTAATGCATTTGTAGTGAATTCAAGCCGTAGTGGTAATTTGCCCTTTACTTCGAGCGGAGATCCAAAAAGTCGATATTGATCGGCCCAGCCATCGCCAAATTCAGTGGTGTCCCATCCGGGTCTTTCGGGCTGTGAAATTGTAAAACGTCCTTCTTCCGGTAGGTTTTGCATATATCTCTCGCGATCGTCGAGCTCAAGAGTTACTGACCAGGAGTTATTTGCTGGCGCCGTAAGTTTAAAGTCTCCTTTGGCCCCTAGTTTCCTAAAGAGTAAGTCCTTGAGCGGCATAGCCTCTGGTCTATTTTTGTAAGGTCCTCTAAATTTATCTATGCGTTGGTCACGAAAATTTGACTGGGCATCATCATGATAGAAATATTGTATAACTCCCTTGTCTGGCGCAATAGAACTAGGTTTAGGAAAATCTCCTTCTAGGTTTGCAAAGTTTACACGCAAACGATCGTCAAGGTCGTCTAGTATTTTGGCGTAACTTGGACCTGTTGTTTCAAGGGAATACGAAAGATCTCTCGTGCCTCTTAGGTTAGGGACTCTTATTGGTAAAACACTTGCAGGCATTATTTAGTCTCCCTGACACCGCGCTGATTGTCTATAACCACTTTGTATAGGTACTTATCTCTTTGGTGATATAGATCATAGTTCTCAGTGCCAAATAGTGTTATTCTAATATTTCCTAGCATATTCCTACCATGATCTTTGTAGTGATTGTGAAGCCAACCAGCCAGCACTAGATTGTGGCCGTAGGGGACGAGGTTAAAGAAAGAGAAGTCCGGATCTAGTTTATTG